CTTTAGCCTGGCCTGCAACATATGCTTTAGCAGCTTTAGTCGTAGCAGTTTGAGCCAAAGTCTTAACAGCAGGAACTACCTCAGTAGCTGTAGATATACCTTTACCGATACCGCCACCAATTGCTGCAGAAGTGAACACTTCTTTACCCTCTACTTTAGATACGTCAAGAGTTCCGGCTACTTGTTCCGCAGCAGTTTGGAAACCTTCAGTTGCAGCTTCACCCGCAGTAGCAGTAGCAATCTTCTTAACCGGTGCAGTAACAGATTTAGATACAACCGGATTCTTGGCAGCTTTAAGAGGAGCAGCAACCTTAGCCACTTTCTTAGCTTTAGCAAGAGCACCGATGGCACCTACTTGTTCAGCAGCGGCAGCAGAAGCAGATACAGCCATAATCTGGTTAATCTCATTACGAGTAGGAGCACGGCCATTATCTTCAGTAAACTTAGCAATACCCTTAGTCGCTGTATCAATTGCATAAGCAATGTTTGCAGGAGTACGGATAGTAGTTGCTAACATCTGTGGTAATGATTCTGCTAAGAACCCAACAGTTGCACTAGGATTACTAAGGATGGAACCAACACCGCCAGCAACAAGGTCGAGTGCGCCATCAGCGTAGTTACCAGCTTCGAAGTTAGCAGTAGCTTTGTCATAGTCTTCTCCAAGGTCAGCAATAAGGTCGTCTTCTTTATTAGTGTTTACGTGTGAACGTATAAACTTAACGAACTTCTCTTTAGGGTCAGTTATATATTTCTGTACGTCGTCTATGGCGCTAAGCTTATCAGCAGCAGAAGTATCAGTAGCAAGTTGAGTGGTTTGTTGCTCAGGAACGAACGCAGGCTCACTAGCATCAAAGTCAGGGTTAGCTGTAGAAAATACAGACTGAGGTGTATTCGTAGACTCCTGTGTTTCAGTAATGAACTGGTCACCGAATGTACCTTGTTGTTTACGTGTCTGAATAGTATTGACTTGTGGTTCATATACTGCTCGCTCTGCATCAGTAAGGGTGTCACCAGCAAGTCGGGCTTTCTTCTTCTCAGCAGTTGAGTAGAGTGTGCGCTCTTCTTCTGATATGGTTTTCTGTGCAGCTATAGCTGATATCTCAGGTACAGAAGCAGCAATCTGTGCAACAACTCGTGCAACACCAGCACCGGCTTGTACACCAATGTTGGCAAGGTTGCCCATCACATTATTAGTATCTTCTATAAGGAAGTTACCGATACGTGCTTGCTCTTGTTCTTGGAGTTGTGCTTGTTGAACAGCGTAACCTTGTTCGTATTCAGCAATCTCAGCAAGAGTGATATTAGGTTTGTCAGCAGCGTACTCAGCCAACGATGATGGGAGCATAGTAGGTGCTAACTTCTCAGCTTTCACTTCAGTAGTATTAGCTAACTTACTTTGCTTGGCACTGGTAACACCGGTACCTAAATCTAGTGGGGTATATTCTGGCATTTAAGGATTCCTTAATATAGAAAAAGGAAGCTCCGTCGAACTTCCCCTGTGTATCTTAACAAGTTTTGTATATTAACAGAGTTATAGGGTAAAAAGATACCCTTATATTTACATCATCTGTTAGCCAACTCGATTTCCGATTGTAGGTTGGTAGCTATGTTACCTCTACGTGCAGCAGCCCGTTTAATCTTGTTATCATCAGATACCTTACTTTGGCTAAGACGTGCTTTAACCAGTTCAATATAACGGTCAGCATCTACTGAACGGTCAAATGAGAACCAAGCACCTTGCTCACCACCTGATTCAGCTTGGATAAGTTTAGTAACCTCATCAAGGATATACCCAGGCACTTCCTGACCACCATCCTCAATTGTTTTAACTCCCTCACTGATACGGTCGATAAGTTCAGTACCGCCTGAATCCCCTTGACTGTCATAGAAGGTCTTGTTAGGGGCAAATGCACGAAGACTATTAAATGCATCACCCTGACTGATACCTTGCTGCTTAGTAGTAACAGCTTTATCTACAGGTAGTTCAGCAAGTTGTTGTTGTAAGTTCACATCAGCAGAGGCTATGGCAGCTTCAGTCTGTAATGAAGCTACCTTGGCAGCAGGAGCATCTATACGCGCCTGTTCCTGACGTTGGAACTCAGCTTCTTTGCGTTGGGCTGCAACAGTACTAGCTTGGCTTCCTGCAATAGCTTTGTTGAACGGTGACTCGTTCTGTACCACACCAGTATCAAGTAATGCTTGAGCACCTGCTAGGTCACCTGAACTGATAAGGTTCTGTAACTCTACCTTAGGTCCAGCTTCTGCACGGTTCTGTGCTGCTACTTGGTTCGCATTAGTCTTAGCCAACTGGTCAGCTATTACATTAGGTCGGGCAGTGAAGGCTTTGTCAATAGCTTGTTGGTCAACACCAATAGGCAAGTTACCTGCACCAAACAAACCACTCTCTTGTGCAGCAGTGACACCAGCCAAGTCTAGGCCAGCAATCTGACTAAGAGCTGACTGTGTATTAATAGCATTCTGGTTAGCAATGTTAGCAGAGTTGACATCCCCTACTTGGTTTACTAAACCAGTTAGGCCAGCAGCACCTCTATTAAAGGATTTACCGGCAGCTTCTAATATACGTGAAGCACCTTGAGCAGTGGGTGCAGCTACGTTTCTCCATGTGATAGGTGGCATAATGTTATCTCCTATATCCGAATACCGCTAGAAGCTACGAACTCAGCCCCTGTTGGGCCAGTACCGGTAGCAATACGACGATTCTCAGCTTGACCAGCAATAAGGTTATTAAGGGTAGTCATCTGATTCTGATTGTTAATACGAGCTTGTTCCTTCTGGAAACCTAACTCATCTTTAGCTAAACCGTATTGTTGATAACCTAGAGCCAAGTTACCTAAGCCGGTTAATGCACCGATACCTCCTTGTAGTGCGCCGACAGATTGATTACCTTGGGCATCAGTACCGCCGAACAAGTCTATGTTACCAAATATACCTCCAGCATTAGTAGCTTGAGCGGCAGGGTCTAAACCTAAGTTAAGGCCTTCCATTGGATTGAACAGTTGTGGTGCAAAGCTAGCGACATTACCGTCACCGGGATTATTATAATGATTAGGCATAATAGCCTCCTATGTAATTTGTGTAATAACTGGTAGTTCCAACTTACCTTCGACGAAGCTACGAGGCATATCTAAAGAGGCTATACCGATGTTACCTGCGTGTACGGCACGATGGTAAAACTCAGAAGGAGTTTCATTTATATCTATGTTAGGCCGCAATCTTACCACATCCAAGTAGTTAATGTCAGCATCTCCTCTAAGCTCTGCTTCTAACCGTTCAAATTCCTTATCTAAATCAGACTGAGTACTTACTAACGCATTCATCTCATCTTGTATGCTACTGATACTTTCTTCTAAGTCTTCCATAACCTCAGCTATCATTATATCAATCAAGCCCATGATGTTGTCAGCAAAGGTAGAGTCGACACCTTGGCCTACTAGGGTGCCCACAACAGCTAGTACAATTGCAGCTTCAATACCAAGCTTGTCCACAACAAAGTCTACAGCTGCAGATATTGCCAACTGGACGAGTATCTGCGTAATTACATTCACAGCAGCCTGCCCAATGGTGGCAGCAGCTACAGCCACCTCAGCCAATGTACCTAAAGAGTATATGGTAATAACAATGGCTATAATCTGTACTATGACTGCAAATACACTAGTCTCGTACCATTCAAGCTTAGTGGCTTGGTAACTATTAAACACTACATGTAATGCATCATAGAACAGTAAGTCACCATCTTTAATACTCATAGCGTCCACTAACTTAGCGTTAAGCGGAATTAGTATATCTACGGCCTCAGCTAACGAGCTTTCAATAGTATGGCCTGGATAAATATGATTGATTACATATAAACCATATACCGTAGTCTCTTCATACTGAGTGGCATTGATTTGGTTAGTGAACACTAACAAACTAGTATCATATGAGTACCTTGTAGCAGTACGTGTTTGGTCCTTACTACCTGAGGTGTATTCGTATGTATTACGTATTCTATCCCTGACAGTAATGGTTCTATTCGATACACCTATCGTACCTACTGTACCGGTATGTATGACTGTATCAATGTACGCATAATGGTAATCTAATACTAACGTACTATCAGATATACGCATGGTGTTGAACGGTGGTGGTGTATTCTGTACAGCGTTCGAATCAGCTTCAGTAGCTTGGTGAGCATCCAATGAACTCTTCTTGATTGCACTCAATGGCTCAAGATGTTTAAAGTGAGTATGCAGGTAGTTAATACTATTCTGCTCATCCGAGGCTACCGGTACTGCTGTATAGATAAACGCATGGTCCACATCACCGATATCAGGGCTATCATGAATAGTTGCACATACAGCCTCAAAGTCCATACCTACTGAGCGCATAAGGTTCTGTGCTGACTGGACATAACCAGCAGGCCCATCAGTAGCTTGATTAACATTATCGACACGGAATGGAATGATAGGGAAGTATGGATTATCTGCTTCTATCACATCAGCTCTAACCAAGTCAGGGTAAGTACCGGTAGCTGTATCATAGTTCCAGAACTGCGTTATACCTTCATCTATGGTGTACGAGGCGTGGTAGTATGATGATAAGGGCTGCAAGTTAGCGACTGCTACCAATTCAACAGGAGCGCCTGTATAGGTCAGTTCTAATGTACCAGGAGTAGATATACGGCTAGACACAAATTGTACGTCACCTGCACCAGCTCCAGGAGGTTTAATAAGTACGAGGTTATCTACCAAGTCCCATGCACGGTTATCAGTAAGATACTCATGAGCCAATGCATCTGTATTCACAGAGCCTGAGGTAACACCTATCATAACAACAGTAGCACCTACCTCAGTTTCAATATGAGCTTTTACTAGGTGAGTCCATGTACGGCCATCCTTCTGAAGTCCATCAGGTAAACCATAGAAGTAATCTACACTGGCCTTGGCATGCATGTTACGCATCTTCAAACCAATACCATTAGCATACGCATTAATCAGGTCAGCACTTATATCGCCATCAGTCAATACTGATAACAACACAGAGTCTTTACCTACGTTAGGAGTGTCGGTAATTAACTTCACCTTGGTACTTGCAACACTGTGTACCGTTTCATCAAATAGTCCCATAAGCAAAAAAAAGGGAGCCTAAGCTCCCCCCCTCCTTTAATTATAAACCGATACCAGCTTTGGCCTTGTTGAGTACCCGGTCAATCTCAGCGTTGGTAAAGCCGGAAGGCAGCACCGTTGAACCATCTGAGTTGAGTCGTAGTCCCCAGTTATCTGTCATGAACTTGAGAACCTTCTGCTCAGCATCCCGTGCAAAACCATTCTCTTGTGCAAGATACAACGTCTTCTGACGTCCAATAACACCAGTAACCGGATTACCATCAACAGTGTCAAGAATCTGTGCTTGCTCAGTTAATCGTTTCTGATTAAGTAGAGTAATCTCACCGAGTATCTTAGTACCTTGATGACCAATAACAATCTCTTGCGTAATAGCATTTAATCGTTGTTGAGTCTTCATAGCTGTATCAGCAGCAGAGCCAAGAAGTTGTGCATCCATCACGGCTAACTGTTTAGTGCTAATCAATACGGTAGCATTAGATTCAGCAACCTTAGCATTAACCAACACTAACTCAGCTTGGGAGTTAAGCAAGTTCTGCGCATCTTGAAGAATCTTAGCATCAATGAGGATTTCTTCTTTCTTCAAGTTAAGTAGTTGTTGGGCTGATATTAAAGTCTGTTGTATAGCATTGTTGGTTTGCTCCTGTAACAGCTCCTCTTGGCGAGAAGCAATACCGGATTGCATTGTATACTGTAATGCCGTTGACATCGCAGCAGTCATTACGTTTAAGTACATCTGACTGTATTCAGCAGAGGTAATACGTTGTTCATTAAACTCTGTTACTAGGTGGGACTTGGCAGTACGCATGAGTTCATCGAAAGCCCCTCGACCTTCGTGCTCACCACCAGTAAAGTCCTTAAACTCTATAGCCATTAATCAATACTCTTGTTGTTGATTTGACGTACCTTAAGGTCAGCCATTTCATCTTCTGTTAGTGGGTCAAGTAATTCTACCGATAACTCTTTGACGTTCTTAGCGTTAACCTTAGGACGCCCTTTGCTATCTTTGGTTTCAGTGAATACTTGATACTCTTTCTCAAGAAGATGTAGGTAAATCATGTATGGTACATGGAAACCATCTTCTGTATCGTATGCAACAAACTTACGAATGTCACCTACAACGGAATTGGATACACAGTACCAATCACCTACGTAATCTTTCATTGCTGGATTACGATTCATTACACGAACACGTACTAAGCGGTTAGCTTCACGACGCTTACGAGCTTTAGCTTGTAGCGGTGATTCAGTAGGGACGTATAAATTAGGGTTAGTCTTAACTGTACGTACTGGAGCTGGTTCACCTTTCTCGACTGGTTCAGGCAAATCATTAAGGAATGCATGTACTTTAGCTTTCAAGGTATCTAAACCAATGTTAGCTGAGAATGGGATGTTTAGTTGAGTAGCGCGTGCTTTTAGTACTTGAAGTTCAGTTGGCTGTGTCATGGTATGTCTCACTTGTGTAAGGTCCAGCGGGTGATTCCGGTATGGACTAATTGTAGGATGTTTCCTACCTAAAAGGGGAACCCGAAGGCTCCCCATATATTAGTTAGTGCTTACTACAGTTCTGCAACTGATTTTAACACTGCAAGACGTTCTGCACGCAATTTCATGAAACCGTAGTACCATTTAATTGACATGAAGCCTTTCTCACCGAACGGGTCAGACTCAAGAGAGTAAGACTGTTCTGATTCAGGTTTAACATGCTTGATTTTAAACTTAACGACTTTACCGTTAGTTTGGAAACCAATAGTAGTGAACGATTCATTACCAATGACTAGCATAGGGAACACATCGTATTTACCGTTACTTGCACGATAACCAGGGTTAGCGCCAGTTTCAGTTGCACCAACACCAGCCCAATGAAGCATCTCAGGAACTACCACGATACGGAACTGGTCTACTGAACCAATTTCACCTTTCATGATGTTACCGCCAGCAGCCGCATACTTATGTACAGGGATGAAAGCTTGGTTGTTGAATAGGTCAACCATACGACGAATCGAAGGAACTAATTCAGAACCGATGAACATGTAACGAGCACCATCAATGGTACGAGTATCGGTCTGTTTAGAACCGGTAATCATCTTAGTTTCTTTCGGTGTACGGTTATTATCAAGAGTGATAGATAAACGCATGAAGTCTTCATAGCTGATTAGAGATGGAGTACCACCTTCACCAGTGATTGAACCAACATTTGTAGCATCACCGCCGTAACGTACAACACCAGCAGCATTCAAGATATCAATCTGTAACGCAGCTTCAGTCATTTCATGAGCAGCATTAAGCATTTCACGGTTAACATGTTTACGTAAATCAGGGTCTGAATCAAAGTCCACTGACTCTTTAGTATACGATTCGTAGAAGCCGAACTTCTGGAACGTACCTTCAATAGTCACACGTTTCATGCCGACACGGTTAACCGTACCACCATTCTCTGTAAGCGCAGGAAGCTTACCTTGGATTGCACCGATATCTTTACTTGAACCATACAAGTTACCAGTCTGTGGAACAGCATCAGCTACTAAGTCACCAGCTACGCGGTAGCCTAAGGCATAAGCTAAACCATCTACATTATTAACAGCATCTACGTATTTAAGCGCTTCAGTACCACCAACTAGTGTAAGACCAAGACCACCTAATGCAGTAGCAGTTTCACAGAATGTGTTGAAAGCAGTTTGAGCAGCTAATAGAGCAGCAGCAGCATTCGCACCTTCACCAACAAATAACAGCTCAGCAAAGCCAGTTGAACGCTGTGTATCAATAACACCGTCTTCAGTGTTAGTAACACGGATTGTTAATTTTTGAGTTACAGAAGCACCAGTGGCATCAATACCCTGGTCATTAATATTCGCATCATCTAAGATTGGAATATAGTGGTCACGCTTAATACGTTTACCCATGTTCTTCGGCATACCAATAGTAGAAGCCATTGGCATGAACACTGTTTGCTTACGTGCTTCAATTAACGCATTACGTTGGTATTGAAAATCACTTAGCTGTTCACCGATACTAGAAGGGTTATTACCGTTACCATTACCATATTGTTTAGGCATAATATTATTCCTTTATATAAAAGTTTAATGTTTAAGTTTAGCGAAATGCTTCGCAAATTCTTCATCGGACATATCATCCAAATCACTCAGGTCTGCTTTCGCAGGTGGAGCTTGACGTGGTGCAGCGGCTTGACGTCTTTTAGCATCAGCAGTCGGAGACACTTGCTTTTTAGGTTTAGGCTTAGGCTTTACAATTTCCTTAGCAGGCTCAGCTTCCTTTTCAGGAGTAGCTTTGAACGCTCCGGCATCTTGTAACTCATTGCCAACCTGCAAGTAAGCTTCGATATCTGATAAGCCATCTAGCTTAGGATTGCCTAGAATGCGCTGACGAGCAATAGCAGTTGAAATCGTATCATATACACCACTTGCAACGTGGTCATTGATGGTATTGAGAACATCTGGCTTACCCATAATAAGGTCTTGGCTCTTAGCGTCCCACTTCTGACTAACAATGCTCATCGTCTGAGTATACGTGTCAGTGCCTCTGATTCCAGAGAGTACATCACGTAATTCTAGTTGAGCATCGGTAGTTTGGTAAGAGGTCGCTTCGTACTCATCGGCCTTATCCACATCCACATCCATTGGATTAATACCGCTATCCTTAAGTAGTTTAGTAATCGCTGACTGGTTGCCTTTACTAGCATCAATTAGCAAGTTAATTTTATCGGAGTCTAACAAGTCATTATCACGAAGAGTCTCAATGAACTTACGGTCATCTTTAATATCAGTCATCTTCTGGTGGTAGTTAGCGCCCATCTGCATTAGTCTACGTGCATCTGTAACATTGTCAACAGACATTTCAACATTATTCGCTTTGAATGGCTTTGTAAGCTCAGCCCAAGGGTCAGACTTGTCATCATCGGTTTTAACGTCTTTATCGTCTTCAGCGTCCGTTGAGGCGTCTTTTTCAATAGGATTACCATCTTCATCTAGTGATGCTGGTTCATCATCATCGGTAGCATCATCACTATCAGAACCATCAGGATTGGTATCGTCCAGCTCAGTATCACTATCGTCATCAGAGTCACCACTATTATCTACTTTATCAAGTTCGTTGTTTAGTTCGCCACCATCTTCACGGTCACGTAAATCATCATCGTCGGCTTGAGCAAGCTCCGCCTTCTCTTCAGCACCCGCATCTGTCGCTTCATCTTCAAATGTTTGTTGAAGGTTATCATCCTCAGGGAGTGGAAGATTACCGAAGTCATCATCCGACATGTTTATAATATCATCGTCACTAAATTGAGGCATGATTACTCTCCTTCAGCATTAACGGCAGCAGCTTCAGAAGCGGCTAGTTCATCAATCATCGCTTGGTCAACTTTAATACTGTGAGCCATTTGACCTGCTTCACCTTGAATAGCGCAGAAGAACTGGAATAGGGAACCAATACCATCCATGTCTTTAACAATCTCTGCCTGATTCTTTTCATCCTGCATAGACGGTGCTGCTTTAAGCATTACTAAGCGGTGCGCTTCATCTTTGAAATAACGTGTTTCAATTAGCTTCTTGAAGTCACGGTTCTTACTTAAACGGGCCAGGCATTCACCTAGTGCAACTGCTTCTTTTGCTTCAGCGATGTTTACTTCAATTTGTTGGATATCTTGTGTCATGCTCATAATAATAATCTCACTTGTGTCCCGCACCATTACGTGGTGGATAGTTTAATGGAGGCAACATTATTGTTCCTCCATATGTTAGTACATACTTACTTTTTACTTGAAGACTTATTAGAATCTACTTTAAAGCTAGTAGCTTCCTTTTGCTTCTGAAGTTCACGTTCCTGTTTAACACCTGATTCAGTCTCAACATACTCAAGGTCTTTGAGGTCAGTATCCGATTCTGTATTAGCAGTCTTAGCAACTTCATGTTGAGTCTTAGCACCGTTAAGTCCAGTGTTAGAACCAATCTGAGCAATCTCTGCTTCAAGCTTAGCAGCTTGTAACATGAGTACTCGGTTTTCTAATTGAGCCTTCTCTACAGCCATCGGGTCTGGCTGAGGTTCGTACTCTATCAACGATTGAGCTAGTGCAGGCATCTTGCGTAACTTAGCTATGTCCACAAGGATTAACTTAGTTATAGCAAAGTCTACTGTATTACCCATAGTCTGTAACATGAAGGACAGTTCACTTGCTTTAGCGTTATCTTCATCAGCAGTGCTGACAGTTACGCGTAAATCAAATTGCTGTCCATACTCACCTTCCCGTGGTGCAATGTATGGTTTGTTAGTGATACGAGTTACTTCCTCTTCACTAAGCCATTCATTGTTCATAGCCATTAGCTTCTTACCGATACGGACCGTACCATCAGCTAACCTACGTAAAATACTTACTTCACGTTTAGCAGTTGCATCCAAAGCGTTACGCTGTCCACCCACTGTATCACCTAGCGCATTGCCTGTGATACCTGAAGTGAACGCTTTAACACCAGTAAGTGACTCTGCATCCTGATTCTGTAATTGAATCATTAGTGGAGCCGACTGAGGTATCTCAGGATACTTATGTGCATAAAATGCTTGAGATGGGTCAACAGCACTTGTGTACTCATAATCATCACCGCGTCTGAACTTAATACGGTTCGTAGCGTCCAGAGCATCAACCCTGTGTCCTACTTGCCCATTAGCCGACTTAGCCATGATATCTATCATACCGCGTGTAGTTGCACCAATAATCTTCTGATTGTCAACCAACAGTTCGCCATCTGGTTCACCATTAATCTGTCTACGTTTAGACAAGTATTGAGCAGCAATGAATGGTAGCTTACCGTCAGGGTAAGGACTCTCTTCAAGACTAATCATTGTTGAGCCAACGTAAGTAGCAACAAATGGAACTACGACACCCGTGCCATGTATGTCCCAGTAACCCCAATATTCTTTAGCAGTAAACTTCTCACGAGGCTTATCTGCAAACTTAAAGCTATGCCCTTCTTGGAATTCAGAATCAGTTGAGTCAACATCCTCGTCTACCATTACTATTGCATCAAGGTTCGAATACTTGCCTTGGGCTTTAAGAGCACTATGTGATGTGCTGAATGAGTAGATGATAAACATCGCTGCATCCAAGTCACCATTACATGTAGGGTCAATCACTACATCAGTATACTTAACTACTTCAACAGTAGGCTGGTTCTTCACTACCTTAACAACTGTTCGTACTTCTTTTTCAGTCGGTATGGCAATATGTGGTAAACCGGTTCGTTCTGTCTCCGCTAACGCTGCCTGAATCTCTTCGGGTAACTGGCGGAAGCTGTCAGGTGCAGTAGCCTTTAATTGCGAAGCTTGTTGCATAATTGACATGGTTCGTTCTGTCAGGTCAGGATGGTATTCAAACAATTGGATTGCTTCTTCCACATCCTTCTCTTCTAACATCCAACCAACACGACAAATAACTGTACCTTCATCAACTGAGGTGTGGACGTAGTCGTCTACAAACCGTTGCTTATTAAGTACTGTGTTCCATTGATGATTAAGTATAGTTGAGTTCTGCTCAGCTCTCGCTTTGTCTTCATGGCTAATAGCATGTACGTCATACAAGTCAGAAGTACTGAGGAAGGGGTCACTCAATGAAGAGTAGCGCCATTCCGCTTGTTTACGTATAACCTTTGGTTGTACACCAGACCTACCCACTGCGGGTTTGAACTTAGCTGAACCAGTCAGATTAAGGTGGTCTAACCATCCGTTTATCTGAGTAACCATTGAACTATGCGATGCTTGAGCCTCGGTAAAGTCATTCTCAAGTTCACTTACAGTAGGTGCGTTTTCCCACTCCGGTTGGAGCTTTTCTGCAATAGCTGCTTCTTTAAATTTATCTATATCATTAATAGGCATAGATTTCCCCTACATAATTAAATGAATAAGTTTAGCAGTTATAAGAGGTACTTACTATCCCCTTCCTTTTGTGTATTAGGAATATACACCCTTTATATACTAATGCAACCCCTAGTTGACAATTAGCGTAAAGAAAGTGCAACTCCGTTGCTCATATGAGCATATAACAGACAATTGAGGTCAAGATGAGCACAATACACACAATTACATTAGAACTGGACGAAGGGAAGTATGAAGTAGAATACTTAGATAGTGTCGAAGGAATCGAATTACAAAAAGTAAGTAGGCACTCACAAATTGATAATAGCCTAACTGAAACTACAGTACACCCTAAATTACTGGTTAAGATTATTCAGTATATAGAGCTAGATATAGAAACAAGTAACGCAGAGTTGCAAGAACCTTAAATTAAGAGTAGTCTTAATTATCCCATCAACACTTAAGAAGGAACCCCTCATGTATGAAACATCCTATTCAATACTTACAAAGCCGATTGGCTAAGGCAGGTGGTCCAGTAGAACGTGCTAATCTAATCGGGATGATTACACAGCATATGAATCTTTTAGAAGCGAAGGCAAATAAACAGAATATGATTGATAGCGCCGAAGGTGTATCACGATTCTTAAAACCCCAAGCTTCATAAACAAAAAAGCCTATCTAATTAATTTTAGATAGGCTTTCTTTTTATCTGGAGTTTATGATGATGGGTCACCACCTTTCACATCCCGTGCGGCTAGAACCTCTAACTTAAACACTCTGCGGTCTAAGTCGTTTTGGTTAATAAGTAATGCATCAACTTTATCTGCTCTATTCTTCATGTCAGTAACCAGAGTAGTGAGCTGAATCGTATTGGCTTGTTGTGCGAGTAGTATCGCTTGGATAGACTTACTATCCTCTTGTACGTTGTTAAATGCGATAGCCGATAAGTATATACCTATAGCTGCTAACACCGTTAATACCCCATTCTTTAAGTTTAATAATTCCATGTTACAGTATCCCCATTGCGCCAGTCCAGATGGACGAACCTCATTTTTTTACTATATGCGAAGCCTACTACATCAAGTCTGGTTAGAGCATACTTGATTACCTTCGCTGCCATGTACTCATCCTCTACTGCTATATCAACTGCCAGGCCTTTACTGTGCTGACCTGGCTTAGTCTTCCTAGCCTCTATAGGATGACTCACACACCGGTAAGCAGAAGTCAGAGTTAACGGGTGTCCCATAAAGTCTCTCAACTGTTGGACTTTCTCCATTACCTCTGGATGCATACCGTGAGAACTTTCATGACTACATTGGTTTGATGAACTCATCCACTCGTTCTTAGCAAAGTCGGCTGTACGCTCCAAGGAGTGAGCCATACCAGCTAGAAACATAGTAAGTACTAACATCATACACTTAATCATAATAGTTGCTCCTGTGCGTGAGGAGATACCTTACCAAATTTACACGGCTAAGGCAAATAATGCTTCTAAGGTAATAGGCGTAGGTGTAGCACCAGTAATGGTTACAGTGCCTCCTAGTTTATACGTAGAGCTGTATAGAACTTCCAATGTGAACGTACCTTCCACTAAGGGGAAGTCATACGAACCATCAGTACCTGTAACCACCTCTGCAGGCGAACCACAGAGAACGCCATTAACATTGGACGTAGATATAATACGTACCACAGTCTTAGGTGATACCTGACCTATAGGATTCAATAGAACCCCTGTTACTTGTATAGACATAATTTAATTCCTTAAATGTTTAAGATATTTGTGAACCTCTTCTAAATACCTGAGGCAATGCTATTTGACCAGGCAAAGCGAATGTCAGTGTATCTAGACCTGTACCCGAAAACGCTACTACTCTAATTCTAAAACCATACGAACGCGCACTGGTATCTATGTCAACAGCGTGCTGAGGTATAAGACTACCAAATAACGGAGAAACCTCAAATATAGATGGAGTCGTTACTAAGTAAGAAAAGTATTGAATCCATGCCCCGCCTATGTGGTAATCAGCGTATAGGGCACAATGTGTACCGGGGTTAATTTTACCTATGGTCAACGTAGTCAGGCTTATCTGAGGGAACACTAGTGTACGCGTACCGGTAGACACAGTAGAACCCACATTACCTGTATACAATACGTAGGTTAGGTTAGTTCCTACAGCAGGTCCATAAGACTGAGCAGCTACAGATTTACGAACCATAGACACTACATCTGCATCCAGTTTATCTGTACTGATAGTACCACGGAAAGTACCATCTTCAGCATACAGTTTACCATCAGCAGTAATCAATACACCTGAGGTAGTTGAAGCTGAGGCAGGAGTACGAATCTCGCCGTTAATGGTAGCATTAGTAGCAAACAAAGCACCCGTCTGAGTTACACGAAATGGAGAGTTAGCCATAACTGCATTACCAGCAGATATTCGGTCAGTACCATTACCATTCAGTATAGCTACATTATTACCAGTCCCTACAGTTATATTAGCTGTAGCACTAATCTCAGTACCTGTAATGGATGCAGCAACGAGAGCAGCCGCAGCCAGTGTACCGTCTATAATGGCATCACCGTCCACAACTAATGTGAAGGCTGCCCATGTACTCGCTCCTCGAATGAACTTAGTAGCGAAAGTTATGTTATCAGTATATGTAACTATATCCCCTTCCTGTGCAGCACGGTTAGCCGTAGCGAGTATATCAGCATCCTTAAGTGCATCAGTAGCCGGTATAGCTGAGACTATTATGAATGAGCCATTACCATGATTACCGTCAATGCCTTGTACACCTGTTATACGAGCAGCAGCTCCATAGGCACCTACTGAGCCATTAGTCACAGTAGCAGTACGTCTAAACACATCACCGGTAGTAAAGATGTCATGCCATAGAGTGGCCCCATCTACACTGTATTGGTGCTTCTCGCCTACAGCATCTCCCACTATCCTAGCAGCCGCACTGTAAGCTCCTATGGTTCCATTAGTAGATGTAGCCACACGTTGGAAGTAATCCCCAGTGACTAAAGTAGTATGCCACCCGCTTATACCGTCTATCGAGTATTGGTAGACAAGGAATATAGTATCGCCATCCAATGCCTGAATATCAGCCTGGTTGTTAACTACGAACCCATCACCTAGAATCATACGTCCTCTGACCTCAAGTAAGTTGTCTATACCATTCCATGAGATGTCATTAACAAACACCGGAGTCGGGTCAGTACTCATATGACCTACAGCGAAGTTATCTGCGATAATCTGAAAGTTAGTGTCTACCCCGTTATTGGTTGAGCGGTATCCGGTAATCTTGCCGTTAACATCTGAAATCATGGAACCTTTAGCAACTACATTACCACCAGCAGTAGCGAAGGTCTGCATAACCTCTTCTATGCTGCCAACGTCACCACCGGTAGTAGTAACTGTATGGGTACGGAAAGATTGGCTCAATGGCCCATCTACCCATAATCCTGTCATGCCATCTAAGTACCCTAAAGCAGCATTAGTGTAAGCCTCCGCTGTGGCAGCACCGTTAGTACCAGTAACCGTAATGAGGGCACGCATGGATGCTTCCAAGGTATCAGTATTATTATCTGAGTAAGTTTGGCTAGAAGTAACAATAGCTGCATCACCTGCGGCAATGTTAGTATTTAGCTGAGCGCTACTTAAACCTAAAGCAGTATCAGAGTAAGCCTGAGCATTAGACTGCGCCTGAGCAGAACTAGTAATAGCTGCTTGCCTGATAGAGGAATTCTCAATGTTCTGTGCATTGATAGTAGCAGTAAGCGATAACTGTGTAGAGGCTTGGTCAGCAGCAACCTGAGTAGTAGCGGCAGCTAGTACGTTACCTGCACTATCAGTATATGCCTGTTGCTGAGTAGTAACTGCAGCGTCACCAGCAGTAATAGCATCAGTGAGTACAGTGAGTTGTGAGCCAAGCCTGTCATTAGTGAATACCTGAGCAGTCTGTAATACAGTAGCGTCACCATCAACTAGCTGAGTACGTATCTCCTGTGTCTCAGTATCAAAGGCACTCTGTAACTGGTCTATCTCTAACTGGAACTCAGCACGTAAGTCCACAACTTGTTGAGGGTCGAGTGGAGTCGTATACTGAAATAACTCATGGAATGTAACCGGTGTAGGAGTACCAGCATTAACAATAGATGAGCCAGCTAATTCATAGGTATCTGTGTATATGGCTTCAATTACATATTGACCATCTTCTAATGTGAAGTTATACAGGCCTGCTATATCAGTCGAGTACTCAGCCACAGAGTGTGGCATAACAGTAGGTGAGCCTATTACAGCAGTCACCCGTATACCTGTATTAGGGATTGGCTGTCCCATTGGATTCCGAAGAATACCCGTTACTTGAATTGTCATAATAGGTCCTTAGTTCTGTGAGTTAGGTCACCTCATTCCCATAAGGTGACCATGAGGGGTTAAACAGGGGTTAAGTTAATCGTGTGGTCGATTATAGCCCATACAGTTGCCAGGGGTAAGGTAATTCTTACAAATCCATTATCCACTTGGGTATACGTCAGGCCTCCTTGGTTACTTACAGCGACACCGAAACTACTTGTAGCGGTTACTATTGCAGCAATAGCGGCAGGTAGCTCGAACAGATTCATTTGTGTAGCGGTAGTGCTATCATGACTTATAAGACCAACTACACGAAGTGTTTTCTCATCTTGGAACCAGTATCTCAAACCTGCTGAACCGGTGCCGCTCTCTATGAAGTCATCCAGTAAGTCATTAGGACCAATACCAGTTACGACTTTTACAGGTGCAGTAGGGTAAGCCTCTAAATCAGCGACCCTAGTAGTCAAGGTCTCAACAGATAAAGGGCTACCGTTAACAGTGAACCCTGTAGCATCAACAATACCACCAGACGTTAAATCACCACATACGATGTTACCAGAGTCTTCGCCAGCTGCATTAGTACCGTTACCAAAGTGGAAGGTGTTAATAGCAATACCGCCGTTCTGTCGGTAGTTAAAGTACAGTTGCGTACTAGACGAAGTGAACCCTATCTCATTACCTTGTTGCGGCACTAGTGTAGCGGTAGAAGTACCCTTGAAACCAATAGCCTCAACTGTATCGGCAACCTTCATTTTACCACGGGCTGATAAGGACATTGCTGCTTGACCTGTAATATGGTCGGACTTACGGAATATCCAACCCTGTACGTCATTAGTTGACATAGTAAAGGTAGTAGCATGGCCAGTAACATCACCATAGTCATATGCATCAGTCATACCAATAACGTATGAATTCTCATTACCCCATAAGCGGAACTTGTCTACACGGTTACCTAACTTAACTTGGTGGTAAGCATTGGCATCACCAATAGCTATACTGGTAGCGGACGAATCACCAGCGTAATAATTACCGCCTGCCGCTACGACGTTACCTTCAACATATGCTCCATACGAAGTAGTTCTTAATTTGGTTGTATCGCCATAGCGTAACTGTACATAAGAAGTACCGTCAGTAGCACCTGCAGTAAGTGTTAGAGGGTAATCTGTACCTCCATCAGTGCAATCAATACCAAAATACATGTGTTTACCGTCTGCCTGGTTACGGATATACAAGTCACCTTTTCTATTACTGATATGCGAATCAGTGGCATTATGATACATGATTAAATCTTTGTCATTACCTGCAGAAATGAATTTATTATCCAGTGCATATAAGCCAGCTGTATCCAACTTCATTACAGGGCCGTTATTATGTATGCCACCTATACCAAAGGTAAGGATACCTCCAACAGCCCCATTAGTAATATAAGCAGTGGAGCGGTTCATCATAATACCGTAACCATCTATCTTGACTTCGTCGGCAGCAGTAACTACATTACTGGCTGTACCTTTACCATACACGCCCTGTTCGGAGTATATCTTACCATCTGCTTGCAGAGTACCATCGACACTGACAGAACCAAAGAACTGAGTAGATGTACCAGCAGAGTTTGCACCCTTGGTAAACTTCATTTGGTCATGACCACCACCCCAGTTGATATATCGCTGCGTACCAGTGCCAGTCATAGATATAAGTGAAGCGGTGGAATCGTCACGGTAGTTAATGAAAGCCCCTCTAGTTTCAACATTACTAGCAACAGTTAATTTACCGCGACCAGATAATGACATTGCTGCTTGTAGAGTAGCATGGTCACTCCTACGGAATATCCAACCCTGTACGTCATTAGTTGACATAGTAAAGGTAGTAGCATGGCCAGTAACATCACCATAGTCATATGCATCAGTCATACCGATAGAATAAAATGACCCAGAAGAGCCCCATAGTCTGTATTTTATTGTGTTATTATTATTATTTACTTGGTGGTAGTCATTATTAGCCGAAATAGCCAGATTTGCATCAGCAGAACCATCAATATAAACACCTGCATCAAAGCGACCATACCCAGTTGCATATGAGTAACCGATGGCTTTAACACCTCCACCCTCCGTTACAAACTTCGAAGTATCAGCGTAGCGTAACTCAGCGTAAGTCGCAGTCCCTAAGCTTCGTGCCATTACTACATGGTGTGAAGCCCCTAAAGAGTTAGCCTGCATTAATGATGTGTAGTTATTAGACGTACCTGAGTTGATAAGCTCTGTGTTGCCCGTAGAGTTAATCATGTATGCAGCAGAACCGTCATGATATACACTAAAGTCATTACCAGTTCCATAAAAAGAACGATTACCATCCCCATGGAAACTATTAGCCGTATAAGTAACCGAGCCATTAAAGGTAGAAGCACCACTGGCGGTAACACCACCCGTGATAGTCACACCATTAACTGTAGTGTCCAACTTAGGAGAATCACCATATCGTAACTGTACGTAAGAGGTATTGTTAGTAGCTCCTGCTAGTATCCGAACAGGTGTATCACTAAACCCATCAGTAGTCCTTAATTGGAAGTATACATCCTTACCGTTAGCCTCATTTTGTATGTATGCATGACCAACGTTATTAGTTATGAATGCATCCACGCCACTATGATGAATACTCATGTCTTCATCATTACCGAAGAGAGCTTTAATACTATCGTTGTGTCGAGAGTGGGTAGCAAAATAAGCTCTAGCCTCAAAGATTGTCTGCCCATTGAATGTAGAAGCACCTTCACTAGTAATACCACCATCATTCTCCACAGTGAATACGGCTACATCACCTCCTGACACTTTACCAAACCTTGCTATATCACCTGCACCAGATTGGTTGACAAGTAGAGTAGCAGTACCTCCATTGCGGTTAAGCATAGTGTAGTTATTAGCATTAACCGTAGTGCTACCAGTTTGGATAAAGGTACCAACAGCCTGACCACCAAATGTATCAGCATCAACAGCATCATTAGAGGTAACAAGCGTAACACCGTTCAAAGTTGGACGGTATTTGAAATCCATAACACCTGACGAACGATGTGCAGTGAATACTGTAAGGTCTATATTAGCCTGACGCACTTTCATTATAGCTTGGTTATTAACACCATCGTAACCGTAGAATGCGCCATGGTCATTATTTGATTCATCAGTCCATAAGCCAATAGCGTTGGAGTTAAGCCCTCTAAGGTGTAATAAGGTATCAGCGGTAGTCTCAGCACCAATTACTTGACTACGTACATTAGACTTAATTAAATTACCATCATTACCTGCATGGTAAACAACAGGATTATCCCCGTGGTTTACATTGCCCCCATAGTGTAGCTCACCTGAGTTATCCACACCCACGTAACGGGTTAATGCTCCTACAGAGAATTGAATACCCACTTGAGAATTGCGGCTTAATACTAAGGGTGCTGGACTACTTACTGTGTTAGCTAAAGTAGTTATACCATTAACAGTAGCTGTACCGTTGAACACAGCATTACCATCAGATGTAAGTACACCAAATGTATCAATACCTAAAGCAGTAACTGACATACGGTTAGCACCGTTACGCATGATTAAGTCACCGGTATTATTATTCAATACAGTGTCAGTACCATTATGTACTAATGTAAAGTCAGCAGAGTCACCCATCTCGAATTCTTCGTTATCACCGAAAGTACGTGCAGCACCAATAACATACCAAACATCGTCATCCTCATTCCAGTATAGGGAATCATTCACACGACAGAACACATCATCTTGTAATGGGTTAGCATCGGTCAATGTACCTTGAACACTGATACGGTAGTAATCTACACGTTCAGGGGCAAGAGTAGGTGTAGGGAACACTCCAAGCGATGCATCAAGTGGACCACGGAAGGTTACATTAGTTGCAGCAGATAAGGCTGACATACGTGCATCGTCTGCCCAGTGCAGTGCGGAGTACTTGCCTGGCTCCACTAGTACACCAACACCTTCATCAGCCCACTTCATTGCCTTGGCTTCAGAAGCAGCAGCAGTAATCACATCTGCATTAGTAGCAACTAAGTCTAACCCAGTAGATACGGCATCCGCATTAGTCAATACAACGTCAGCGTTAGTAGTTACCACATCAGCAGCGGTAGCCACTGTGTCTGCATCGGTTAGTAACAGGTCGGCAGCTACAGCTAGAACATCTAAACCAGTTTGAACTACGTCTGCGTTAGTACTCACTACGTCTGCATTGGTGGTTACGACATCTGCATTAGTTAGAAGTAAATCTAGCGCTGCATTAGTCTCAGAAATGCCAGAGGCTACGCGACTAGCTTCAGAAGCAATAGCAGACGCATTAGATGCTGCAGCGCTAGCTTGTGCCTTAATAGCATGATGCATAGCTGAATACAGTCCAGTCTCTACTTGTACATCTTCTGCTTCTGTAGCCCATTGCTGTGCTTTCAATTCAGCAACTAGTGTTGAAGCTAAACTAGCAGCGGCAGCTATACGGTCAGCATCAGTTAAGCCTGCATTAGTGATAGCTACATCACGGGCTGCTTCAGCATCGACAGCCGCTTGTACAGCACCAGTAACTAAACCTATGTTATCCGCTACTAGTACCACATCATCTATATTATCGTGTACTATTTTTACTTTATCAAAGTCAGTGCCTATGTACTTATCAACATGGCCCTCTTTACTTGGAATTTTTATACCCATCCGTTATTACTCCCTTTACGATTAATTACTGAATACCCATTAGTACCCATATTAAGGTCTTTAAGCATTTTAACTGCCACTAGGTAATACTGGTATTGTGCGATAGACGCTTGACGACTATCAGTTGAATTCACAGTAGCATACGCTTTTGAGGCTACATAGTAAATCAAGGCGTCTATAAAGTTATCCGGTATACCTATTTCTACAGTGGTCAAGTCAGTAGTATCCATAGGTATGATGGCGTGACGTGCACGATATGCTACATGGAATACAGTCTCCACATTAACAGCAGCTACCTGAATAGTTTTGAAGCCCGGTGTAAAATATGATAAAGGGTCATCAGCGTCATTCATTACGATAATATCCCCTACCTCATCTACCATATACTCAATCTTGATTAAGTCCTCTATATAAGGCGTATCCACTGTATCCAGTATATACTTATCTTCTACAGCAGGGTCAGATACCGCGTACTTTATATCTATTGGGTAATCGGTACGACCCTCTATATGTTGTATTGTAAGAATGGCTTCCTTCAATAAGAACTCGGTGTGTAACTGAGTTAGGCCCCGATTAACATAAGATATCACCTGAGGATACTTCGCCACTGGGATACCATCATCATTTTTTAGACCAAGTACCCCAGTACCCGCCATCTCGCTATACTGCAGTATTTCAAATAATTCACTTAATTTCATAGTAATTCTCCTAGCATACATAAGTGTCCATACGGGATACTTCATCTTCTTCTTCTTCTTCCCATAAGTCAGTCTTGCTATTATACACTTTTTCCATAGACACAGAAGGCTTCCAAGGAGTTAGTGCAGATAACATAGATATTGTGTCAATACAGTCATCTTTCACAGACTTGAACCCATTAGCAGAAGCTAGGCTCAGTTCAATGACATGTTCAGCTACCACAGGGTCGGCACGCATCTCTTCAGGGTACTGAATCTTACCTAGCTTGAACATTGGCACCATTACTTGGAAACGTACCATCTTGTTAGATACAGGACGTACACCGGGTGCTCCCTTATTATTCTCACTAGCTAATGTGAAGTACTGGTTACGGCGCATCATCTCACGGTTGATAAATGGTATGAACCCTTTCTGTTGGCCGGATATCTCTACGCCTACTTGCTGTGGTTTATACTGTTGAGCCAATCTAAACAGGTCATCTAAGTTACAGCCCATGTCTTGACGTTTACATATACCATCAACCCATAGCCAATCCCCATTGGAGTTATATGCCCATACTGATATAACACTGAAATCTGATGCTTCCTCTTCAGAGGTTGCAAAGTCAGTAGTGATATAGAAGTTAAAGAACTCACGGTTCTTCATAAGAAGTTTACGAGAGTACCAACGAATGTCCCTATCTAAAATTAGGCGGTCTTCATCAGAGATAATACTAAGCATAAGTTCTTGGTTGAAATCTTTTACCTTACCTTGCTTAGCGGCAAACATATATTGCTTCTTAACGTAGTCATAGTTGAACCGGTCAGGCCATGAACCACGAAAGTCTTCACGGCTACAAGGGAACTTCTCACATACTGGGAATACGTTTACATCCCATGCACCTGACTCGACTGCTTTGTATAATGGGTCACGAGCATTAAAGGGAGTACCAGACCAGATGGTCATATTATGGTCAGGGTCTAATGCGAAGTTAACCGCTTTGTTTACCGTGGCTTCAATAGCCTCAATAACTGTAGCTGAACGTGCATCTTCATCGGAAACCAAATCATCTAGTACTGCAAGCTGTGGACGGATACCCATCTCTTTGGCTCCACGAACACCTGTCTTAGCACCATAGCCTTTGATAACAGTCTTCTTGCCATCAAGGTTTTTAAACTCCCAACGAACGTCTGTGAAGCGTACACCGGCTTTAGGTAGATACATCTGAAGGAACTCAGACTCTTCCCACCTATGCTCCAAGTTCTTACGCATATTCTTTACACCATTCTCAATACTATCTGAGACGTAGATGGCTAAGCTTACTGCACCGAATCCAGGCAGTTCATTGTATACGGCCAGGTACAGAAATAGGTACTCACCCATAACAGTAGTCTTAGCCATACCACGGTGACACATGTTGATAATCTTCTCGCCACCTTTGGCAATAGTATCCAGCATCTTGAAGTGAACAACGGGAGTTAAATGTGATTCCCCTTGGTCGCCATTAACTTGTTTAATAAAGTCAACGAACTGTACGGCAAATACAGATGGTACATAGCACGAGTCATCCCCGTAGGTTACTTTGGCTAAATGCTCAAGTACCGTGGGCGCTGTCTCAATATCAAAATTAAAATCATCAGACATAGAATGTCCTTAGTTAAAGTTAGGTTAAAGGGTGACTATACCCTAAAACGAAAAAATCCACAATGAAGTGGATTTTATATTACGTTAGTAACTACTTACTTAAAGGGTGTAAGTAATAATAATAGTTACAGGTTTGTTTGCAACAGCACTACCACTGGAGTTCACATTATCTATAAGTACGTTGGTTGCATTAGCAGATACAAAAAACTCACTATTTGGTAATCCTGAATCCCTTGGCACAATAACGCCACCATCCAGAGCCATAACAGCAGTCATAGAGACTATCTTAGTAGAATCCAGCCCATGAGCTATTACTACGTTACCCCCATTAGAGGGCGAAGAGTTTATTTGCAGCATCTTGGTTAAGGTAGCCACGTTATCAGTCATAATGGAAGAAGCAACTATACCACCCTCACCGGATACAGAGAAGGTAGGAGTACCGGCTCCATTTTCAACTTCAATAACACTGTCAATATCACTAAGAGAACCACGTCTAACCTTAAGTGAGCCTTCGTCGGTAGTTGTTATAATACGGCCTGCAACACTTGAATCATACGCCTGTTGTAAGTTAGGCGTAATATCAGGGAATAAGTCAAACTCTCCCGCAGCAATAGGGTTGGATATAGTAGTGTTAAGTACCACCGAGTCCCCTAGAGTACCTACAACTCCTCCAGTAAGAGTACCTGAATCGGTTAAGCGATAGAAGTCACCAGATACACCAACAGATAATGCATTAAATGCAGCAACAGTAATACCACCCTTGTATGTCATTACGTCAGGAATATCACCTACCTCTGTCCATAAAGCTACGTTAGCAGCAAAACTTGTAATCTGAGCGCCTGCAGTATTAGCGCGATATATAGTACCGTCCTCAACAATCTTATCATTTACTGCATAGGTCTTAGCCGCCCACACATCATAATAAACAGCAGCAGCTACAGTATGCGGAGTTAGGTCATCTTGCCAACCGTAATGCCAGTCAACTCCATGAGTACCATAACCTACAACTGTTACAGGTGACTTGAACTCAAGAGTGATATCAATAAGTGTACCGTCACGTACAGGCCAATCACTAGCCATACGAGCTAAAGAATATTCATTAGCCTTAGTGAACGCTATAACACCATAGTCAGACGCTACACCGCCATTCCATACAGTATCACTACAGGTACTAGCAAGTACTACACCATCAGAATGTCGTTTACATATAATACGAAAACCCACATTATCCTCAACAGTCCAAAGACCCAGACCATGGATTATACTAGTACCTACCCATGTAGTTTCCTGGGTATAAGAAGTTACTGTGGTTAGGTTATTAGTATCAGGTGTAGGGCTGTCTAATGTAGTACGCCCACTGTTAGCGTAACCCACAATTAACTTACCATTCTCCCCTAATATGATATTAACATTAGAGTGCCCTGTACCGTACACTACACCCAATCCATCATTAGATGGCTTAGCTAAATTGTGTAGATTGCCTCCTAAATCAAAGGATAAATTACCATGTTGTTCGTCAATAATAAAATGAGTAGCTTTAGTTATACCCACTTCCCCGTTACCTTTACTTGAATTAACTATACTCATTATAGTACACCTCTTACATCTACTGCTATGTTAGTTGAGCCATCTGCACCACTAACATCTAAGAATATGGCAGCGTCCTTACCGGCATTAACTATATTTTGTGTATTAGAAGCTAAATTACCATCCTCTAAATCAATGAAGTTACCGAAGCCGTCCTTGTACACTAGTTTAACTGTTGCTGTGCTGTACACACCAGAAATGTAAACTACGAAAGAAGAAGCAGCATGCCCGTTAACATTAGCCTTTAAATAGAATTGTCCGTCAGTTTTAATTATCATTCGTATTTCCCCATACTAAAAAAGGCTTTCCACACAATGCGAAAAGCCTAAAGAGTATATCAGAAATGTAAACAAAAGTGAGGAAGATATTAATCTTCTGGTTCATGCTCAATGACTAGCTTGCCATGAGCCACTTCCTGCGCAGTGACGGACTTCTCTGCTATCGCATTAACTTGCTTCTCAGCAAAGGCTGTGGCGGTCTTACGTAGGTCATCAATATAGCTGTGTTGTTTAACCTCAATCTCAACAGCAACCTTCTTCTCTTCAGGTGGTTTAAGATGTGTAAGTAAACTGTTAGCTGCGTCAGACTGAACCTTGTATGAAGTATTATCATTGTTCATGATACTGAACTGTTTGTTTAAAGCGCTCTGGAACATGTCCTGGTTCATGATATGCACTGGGACCATAGATTGTTCGAATATCTTATTGACTAGCTCACCCTTGCTGTAGGCCGTGCTGTATGAGGCAATAGTCTTAGCAGTGGCTCCATCATTGAGGAACTTGGCATAACGGTCGGGGAACGTCTTAGTATACGAGTTAATCTTGTTGTTACCCATTAGACGGAAACCAACATAACGAACTGCATTAAGATAATCACCTATCTTAAACTTACCATCCTGGAGTACTGATACATAACCAATTAGGTTTTCACGGTAGTTCTCCATGAACTCTTCGTCATATGCCATTTGATTGATAGTGTCCACTAACCCTTGGGTGATTGCACTTTTAGTCTTAGCCGGTACAGCTTCTTGAAGCATGCCCACTGTTAATTGATTTTGCATAAGGTTTATTCCTATGATTAATTAAGTTAGTATATAGGGTAATTATAGGTAATTAACTAAGGAAGTCAATATGAAGAAGTATTTAACAGAAATGATGATAGTGTTTATGTTAGTGACCGCTACCGGTTGTGCTCAACTAGCAGGGTTCGCTATGGATGCAATAGGTGCAGGAGCCAAAGGTGGAATCAACACTGAGCTGGTGGTAGGAGATAAAGAGCAAACCATTGGTAACAATCTAGAAGTCAAGGCAGATAAGGTGGATAAGGTAGTTGGTTCAAACGATAACTCGGTAGAGGTAACAGGAGAAGTGGATATGATGGAGGTTACTAACATTAACTACCCAACGTGGTTGATAGTAGTTTTACTGGTGGGGAATGTGGTCTTCTTATGTTTACCGACACCTACGACGATGTGGAAGAGTTGGAGGAATAGGAAGTAACGCTGCGAACAGTTTAGCCCCGGCACTCGACGAGTCTCGCTAGGGCTATTGTTCTTGCTAAGGAGTAGAAGGAGGACGATGAGCAGGAATATTATAAATACCCCTAGCTTGTTGGAATCCACTTATTTCAGCTAAGTGACAAAGAGTCTCTGCAAAGGAATGTAGCTCCTCACTGAATGGGTCTTCGAGACTGGGCCATGTACATCCCTTCTCTTTAACTTCAATATGCCCATTATCAATGAAATCCAAATAACCCTTAGTAATAGTCATGTATGCAAATTCTTGTTTCTTCATAAGTCAATACTCTCCACTTTCTCAACGTGAACACCATCTTCATCTTCGTAAGCTGCACAGTATGTTAAGGTGTCCTTCTCTATGTCGATAGCTACTACCCAATCTGTACTAACACCAATGATAACTGAGCCACTTGGTTTGAGTGCTAACCGAGCTGCATTCCTGAGGGTGCCAGAGGCATCGGTATGAATTACGGCTAGTACCGGTCTTTTCATATTATGCCTAACACCACGAAACCTTACATCATCCTTGAAGAATGGAAAGGACTGGGTGTACCCGTCCTCATACACAAAGTAAAGCTTTGGTGACTTCATATGAATCATGAGGTCTTTCATAGGGAGTTGCCTTCTTGGGCTACCGGTACATACTTACCCCCAACAAGCTCGAAACCCATCGTATGAACTGGCTCCAGAATGCGCTTAGCTTGTCGGTTAAGTAATACCGTCAATTTGTCTACTGCATACTTAGCTTGTGAACCACTTTGGTTACGGGTACTAATGTACTCTGCAACCGGAGTAGCTTTAGGCCACTTAGTAGCTACATATGCTATCCACTCACCAGGAGTTTCGAATAGTTCAGGAATAAGGATTGTTTTGCCGTCTGCTAATAACCAGTGTTTAAGAACTAACATTTAAAGTACCTCTGATAATAAGTTGTCGATATTGTTCATGTATGAATGAGCTAGGTTTAATGAAACCTCAGTAGTGACACCAACTTGACGTAAACCAGATGGCTGAACCTGCTTGCATTCATCAACCGGAGCTTCAACACTCTCTGAACCAAGTAAGTTAGACTTAAGACGAGTCTCTAATAACTCTAATCGCGCCACCAAGTCGTCTACATTTCTTAGGTTGTTGAATGACTGCTCTGTCACTGTTGGTTGTTGCATTGGAGCGCCCGCTGCCACGTTAAGACTTGCTGTTGGTTGGTTACTATTCATAATGTTTATTCCTGTTGTTGTTGTTTGTATACGTTGTAGTTCGTCTTGTTTTCTGATGTAAGCTTGTTTTGCTGCTATCTCTTTTGCGCTATCTAAATCAATGCCGCCCACCCACTCAGTAGCACTTTGTCCTTCATGGTGTACTTTCACTTCATCGTTCATGTTGTGCCCTTTCTATTACTCTTAAGCCTTCGTTAATTAGTACATAAGAACTGTGACTAGTATACTTATCAAGACTGGCATGATACCAACCTAACCTACTAACACTCTTTAAACTAATATAATAACGATAGTGACCATTAATAACATCATGCCCTATCTTCAATTTAGTACCATCTCTTAGTACTACATTAATCATAAATACCTCTGCTCTCTTTATCTCTAAAGCTTTATGTAACCACTATACCTATTAACCTTATAATAAGATAATCGTTTAAACCTATCAATAATCCCTTAAACGACAAAAGCCCTATCAGTCTGAACCAATAGAGCTATTCGAATAAAATATTATAAAAATGTAAGTGCCCACTAACTACTATGGTTCACTCGCTACGCTCCCTTACTCAATCTAAGTTATCAACTTCCTTAACAATACTATTACCGTTGTTACACTCAGTACAAATAAGATAACCCTTAAAGTTAGTACTCACTAACCTAATTAACTTACCCTTATTACAAATAGTACAAACACAGTTAATACGACCTAGTCTAATCTTACGCATAGTAGTCACCTTTTTACCAGATAGATTAATATATTATATTATATTATGAGGGTCAATTTTTTCCAGTAAACATCATACCTACTTCTCATAGCAGTAAGGCAACTTTTTCACAAAATATTATATTTGCCTCCTATTGCAGTACTGTAGTAATTAAAACATAAATACTAACCCACCCCCCCTATACATTAAACACTAGCCTAGCGGCTTAGTAACGGTAATGCATACCACCAATCAATTCATATCCTTAAGGAATACAATCATGAACTCAATCAAAGAACTATTCACAACTATAGCTATGTTCTTCACTACCCTTCAACGTCTCATCTCAGCAGTAGACCATGCAGCAGAGGCACTAGAGGTAACAGCAGCAGTAGCACTAGCAGATGTTAAAGTGGACAACAAGACACGCTTAGCAGAGTACAGAGCACTAGTACTAGAAGAAGCCAAGGCAGCAGCAGCACTAGCCAAAGCACAAGCACAAGCTAACAAGAAGTAATACTAACCCTACCCTAACAAGGTAGGGATTAGAACCTTACACATACACAAGCCTTACACACTCACACACTAGACATAGTCCATATAGTACATAGCATACCAATCATCAAGAATCTCACGTGTATGAGCCACTGGGGGATGTATGTAGTGTATATTTCCCCATTAGCCCTTCCCTATATCCTATCTATCCATCTCCTCATACCTGTGGTCATCCTGTGGTCTATGTGTATAATCATGCACTACCTCTTTAGTTCTATACACAAACATGGTAATACATACTAATAAGAGAAGCTGCTAGCGCAGAAGTAATGGTAATACAAAACCTAGATTAGCCACTTGTGCTGTTCAAAACCTAGGTCACTCATTAGTAGAGTGCTCATACTTAATCTATCTTAATATTAAAGGAATACTATTATGACATCTAATCAAGCAACTACTCATGCACGTCTAGTTAACCTTCAATCTCAGTATGCTCATCTATCAGCACAACTAGTACAGACTCATGCACAACCAGCTATCGTTATGGTACAGAAGCGTATGTCTAATAACCTTCGTGCACAACAAGCATTAAAGGCATAACAACTAGCACTAGCATTCATTTGTTAGTGCTTACTAACCTTAGGACATAGAACTATGAACATACAATGGATGATGCGCCTTAAGGCCTTATGGTACTTAGGCATCTCAGTAGAGAAAGCAACAGAAACACTACAACATACATCACCTCATACAACTGAGAAGATGGTCACATACTGGTACAACGCATTCAATACTCAAGCAGCTCTATAAGTTAGTAGCCACTAACACCCTATTCATAAGGAATTGAACCATGAGACACATACTCTTCGTACTAACCCTACTGCTCCTAGTCATTAACTTTACTGAGGCATAACCATGAACAACAAACAAATCACTTGGGCTGAGTACGCTAAAGCCAACAACCTTAAAGAACTGTGCTCACAAACACAGTACGCAAACATCAAAGCCATCTTCACTGTGGCGCGGAGCAAGAAATGAAGCATGACATAACACCACTTCAACAAGACACATCAGCCCTTGACCATCAAGTAACACTACTGCAACAGTGTGATGCGTGGGCGGGTTGGATGAGCCACTGGCTAGTACTCGAAGCCGGTGAACTCATGTTCTTTGCACCTGACAATGACATGTTAGTGTCAGTACCTGAATTAGAGACATTAGCTGATGCTGTGTCTTTCCTTAAGAAAGTCAACTCTACGTCTACTGCATGGAGCAATGCACAATGAACCAACAACAACAACGCCTCATCATCTCAGCGCTTAAGAAAATACAACATGAACTAATGCATAAGGGTATGCCTGAGCATGCCTTTGGTATCTGTAACAACGTGAAATGTAACATTAAGATGAGTAGCGGTGAGTACTACCCATCACGTAAAGTTAGTTCCAAAGTGTATCTAACAACGAACGTATTCGACTCAGTGGCACATACCTATGCGGAGTCTTGGCCTTACTTCTCAGGTCATCATGAGTATCCAGTACCAACAACCATCTGTAATCCCTTTGATGATTCTGAAGAAGCTTACAGTTATGTACCTAACAAGTGGACTGGTACGTATGGTCAAATGCGTGGTGCATACCTTCAACACTTACTCAATGTATTCAGTAACTTCGAGGTGACAGAATGTTAGCAACTCATGCAATACAAAGAATACAAGAGCTGGAGCTAGCGCTCAAAAACAAGGAAGGACAGCTATCTGTGGCGCGGGCTTCATTAGACGCAACCAAGAAACAATGCCAAAAGCTTGCTCGTATCATCCGTCATATGACCATAAGAATGAGGAAGTTATCATGAGCCATAAAAGAACATGTCTTGCTCCGAAGTGTTGGTACAATGCTATGCCTCATAGAGCATACTGTGTTAACCACTATGTACCACAACCAGTTAAGGACACTAAGCATGGCTAGTGTAATGACTAACCTACAAGCCGTGTCACCTGCTTATCGTATAGCAGTGTTGGCATGGTCACGCTCATGGAAATATAGAGTGTACGTTATGCTCGCTGAACAAGTTAAAGAGGTGCCAGTGAGTGAACTCGTGTTCGATGGTATCATTGAATCATGTAAACTATCGGAGACACCATAATGTCTAATCCATGTGCCTTTCGAGGCTGCAATAGGCATGTGCCTGCTAGGGTGAACAGTGCTTACTGTTACCGTCATCTAAACCAACTCAACAAGATAGGTGAAGCTATGAGCCATCAATGCTCTGTCAAAGGATGTGAGACATCTATATCTATGGACTCCGCAATCTGTGACCATCATCATGCCTTACTAACCGCTAAGGCTAACAATGACTTAGGCATCTGTGCTACTAAGGGATGTGGTAATACAATGAACACTGATACAGGCTACTGTAACAACCCAATGCACGATGCTCAAACAGATGAATGGTGATTCCAAGGTACATTCACTGGACGCTTAATAACATCTAGTGAGAGTACTACTACTACTCCTGTAATAGGCACTCACTATAAACAATGTACTAATCATTTATGTAACTATGTCGTTGATAACGCTGTCAATGTATGTATCCACTGTGGAGAACTACAATGTTCAACAAACAACAAATAACACTACTAATGGCCTTCTGTATGGAACGTAGTATTGACGGACAAGAATGCATCCAGCTCATCGTTGACATGGGCATGCCTGCAAGTGAACTCATCCCACTAATGGAAGAAATCGTTAGTGATATCAACAAGGCTGAATCCATTAAGAAACCTACATTCCCTCCACTTAAATTGGTGTAACTCATGGCTCGATATAAAGTAACAAATAACTGCTTCTACTCATTTGATAAAGCAGTTCGTGGCGAGACCTTCACTGGTGAGCCATCTGAAAATGGTAACTGCGTCATTCTGTACATACCACCTGAGTTCAGTAACATTGGCTATGGTGATTACTGTGCCAAAGACCACTTGTGGTCATTCACTAACGACCAAGTGGAGGAAGTATGAACACGTCCTACAAACGTCGTAATCAACGAGTACTAGTGATACTAAACTGGTGCATTATAGCTATCTTCATAGGTACAGTGGTGGTGTTAAATGTGTAGAGTATCAAACTGTGAGAACACTCAAAAGCGTGGCTCTATCTATTGTGAACTACACCATACTGTGTTGTTTACTCAGCCATTATCATCAGCACTGTGTAATAGCACGTACTGTATCACTCAAGTAAGAGAAGGCCACACTCACTGTGATGTATGTGAAGCCAAACAGATTGTTAAGCCAATACCTGTATCTGTCATAAAACGTGCACAGGAGCTTTACTATAAGCATTTGGATATAGATTCAGAAGGCTATGAATACATGTGGAACCAGTGTGTTCCATCATACCAACAAGCATGGGTTACCATCGCAGAGGCTGACCTTGAAGATTAGACCCAATGCTAAACCAGTTAAACAATTCATGCTGAATGGTACGTATCTTCGTACCTTTGTATCAGTGAGTGCTGCGGCTCGTTTCGTGGCTAATCAACACCGTATAACAGCTCACTCATCACCCATATCTAACGTATGTGGAGGGATAGGTAAGACTGCATACGGGTACATATGGACATTCAAATATGACCCAGATTCAAACACTTAAGTTTAAATATACTGTGCTCATCAAGCGTTATGCTAGGGCACATGCAGTAGACCAACCGGCTATCATGGCTCAAATCCAACGTAATCTAACCAAACAAGAGAGACTTGCTCATGCATAATTATTGTAAGAGTGTCGGGTGTGTAAGCAATGCAACAACTGCTTCAGGCTACTGTGTATACCACAACAATCTAGTTCATAAGAAAGTTAAGAAGATACTGTGCGCTGACAACTCATGCTTCAATCGTGTGAGCACTCAGAATGACTACTGTTCTGATTGTACAATGAAAGCTCAAATAGGCGCTACTGGTGCTGAAGCCAAGAGTAAGCTACTACGTAACGCACCTAAACCAGTACTCCCATTCATCCCATTAAAGAACACTTACAACCGTGACGTACTAGTCAACGTAACAAGCATTAACGCAATACTTAACCCTGATGGAGGCGATGTGTTCATAGTAGTATCATCTGATATACGTGTAGCACTCAATTCGACTAACCACTTGAAATTACTCAAACATATTGAAGCGTACTATGGAGGTACATTATGATTCGTAATCACCAATACTGGGGCGACCGATTCGCTGCCAAGCAAGAAGAAATGCGCCAACAACAAGCCAAAGCTATACTAATGGCTACTCTAACTGCTGACCACATTGCTGATGCATTCAGCCCTGTTAAATCTAACCAAACAATCATTGAGGTTACTTGTGACTAAATATACAACCTTTGACGCAGTGTGCGCTGTACTAATAGTAATCATATTAATCTCTTTCGTAACACTATTCAGTTAGGAGTCCTCATGCTTAACCTAGATAAAGTAATTTACCTCAACAACTTAGGCACTCAGTTGCTTACCGACTTACAAATTAACCATGTGGCTCAATGCAAGAATCCCGATGGCGCTGAGATGTTATGCCTCGTAGTTGAAGAGGGCGAACTCTTGGGTAAGCTTGAAGACTGTGACGCACTGTTAGACCACTATAACCAACTACTTAACCTTAACATTACTTGGAGTTAGACTATGTTCATATCCACCGCAAGCTATATTCCTTATACGTATACTGTGTCTAACCTACGTAGAGTACTGTACTTTCTAGAAAAGATACGTGAACAACATCCAGACTTCTTTGATGAAGAGGACGGTATCTGTGACAATATGATTATGTGTTCAGGTAACGGGTACCACGGTTGGGGTTATCCACCTATCGAGAGAGTATGGGACACCAATAATCACAAGTGGTTCGCAACATGGGAACACTTCTCAGGTGACTATGACTATCCTGTGCCTGCAACTCTTACGGGAAATGACCACAGTTCTGACGACATGTTCAACAACACCGGTAACATGTGGGAAGGTGAGTATGGTGCATTACGTGTGTCACTGTTAGACCATGTGATTAAAGAAGTTAGACAAGCAATCATTAAACAAATACCATTGGAGATTATCTAATGAATAAGGAGGTGACCTATGGGTTTCCTATACCTAGTTATAGCGTTTGTGCTATTTCTATCTATCTATATTCAGGCTAAGCATACCGCTAAAAAGTCTGAACCAAACGAAGTGGAGAATGACGATGTTCAAGATGATAACTAATATGCCTTGGTGTCTAGTCAAGACTGTAGTAACCGTGTCGTGGTGTACAACCATGAATGTCCTATGTGCTGTTGATAAGGCAGCAAACCCTGATAACTACTAAGGATTGTAGTATGGAAACTTCAAAGAACAAGAAGGATGAAGCCACTAAAGAACAACTCAAGGCCCGTAAAGCAGCACGCGATAAGATACTAGCCGACCAAGAGCTACGTGCTATCGCTGTACTATACGACCTATAAACATTTTAACTGATAAGGTCAAGAGGGCTAGCGCCCGAAAAGCCGAACCCACAACGAGGTATACTATGTCTGAACAACATCTTGACGCTCTTCTACATTCTACAGGTTTCGATAACTTTACGGATGAACTAGAAGACTTATGCGACTACGAGTAGTCCCTATTTACTAATTAAGGTGCCTTTGGGTGCCTTAAAAATACCTAACCCAAGTGAGGTTCGTATGTCACGACTTAAAATAATACTGCCACATGGTGAGTACTTATACATGGATACAATCCTATGTATTCATACCAATAAACTATCAGTTGATATCCTATGCGTTGACGGTGGGATACAAATAGCACGCTATACTCCTTTACCTGAAAAGGTAGAGCCAGCACTGCGTCATACATCTGAGCTAATAGATGAACTCAATCACCAGTACCATGTGTACTTAGGACTTCTATAATGAAACTATCCGGCAAGCGTAGACTGCACAGTGTGCATTCACTAGTAATATCTTTGCTAACGACTGCCGGACTACTGGTAGATGGATGGCAATCTCAAGACTACTTCTTCATTGCTGCAACCATCTACTGGGTGTACCAACCTAATATTGAACGACTAGAAGCTAAACTCATTGACCTATGCCGTAAGGATACTTCAGCATGAAATCTCTATTTATATTTATTGCAGTACTCGTAGCCTACATCATGGGCTACCTGACACTCATGTACTCAATGTCTCGCACTGCTGAAGCAGCAGAACACTCAATCGTATTCGGTGGATGGTCGTCACATTTAGGTGATAGCACCTACGATGAAGACGGTGAGACTCACAACTCATTTGGCTATGGCTGTAACGATTGGTATGTAGTAGTGAGCGAAGCCTCATACTCTAATACGACCGTAGCGGCTCACTACGACCATAAGTGCGGTAACATAGGCATCTTTACTGCTTCCATACGTTTAGGAGCTGTGTGGGGCTATGGGGACACTCCAATGGGCATGGAGATAGCACCATTGCTGTTACTTGCACTCACATACGAACTATACAACGATTTATACTTACAAACAGGCATCATCCTGTATACAACAAACCCAGTGGCTACGGCCAACTTACTTTACCAGTTCTAGGAGAACTGCTATGTCACACGAAATCAATAATGAAATCATGCAGAAGTTCATGGATATCTTAAACGAGTACAACATTGAAGAGCATGATGCTGGTTCAATAGCATGTGGCCTACTGCTTAACGTAGCGTCACTCTCTAAAATGGGAGACTCTACGTGTGCATCACCTGACCACTTGATAACTATCAAACCTCAGGATGCTGAAGGCTTTGCCCGTTACCAAGAGAAGCAAGAGCTTAGGAAATCAATTAAGGGATTAGCTGATGCTAATAACGAACTAGTTGAGCCGACTGAAGATATGGAAGGCGTACCTGCTGGAACCACTAAACACTAGGAGTATCACCATGATGCAAGCACAAACGATATTAAACCATGCAGCTAGACACGCTCATGACCATGACATCTCATTGATTGAAGGACAGTGGGAAGCTATTCAAGAGTCCATTGAGCATGCTGTACTAAACAACAAACCAATCACTATCAGTCATACATATATCAATGAGCACACTATCAAGTGCTTGCGTTACTCTGGTTTCAAACTAGGTGAGGACTACTGGTCTAATTACAAATACGTACCTCACCGGTTCGTAGAACTAATACAGTACTGAAAACATTATAAAACATGGGGCTAGCGCCCTAGTAATGGCAATCCGCCTCTATTGACTTTAAGGTAATATAACTATGTCTAATACATCATCTCCGTTCGCTCCAAAAACATCTGCAACTAACAACCGTAACGGTAATCAACAAAAGGCTGAAGCTTTCGGCAACTGTTCATTCGAAGTTGACGGTAATGAATATAAAATCCCTAAGGGTATCCCAATGGATTCAAATAATCGTGTAACCCGCTCTATGATTAATGCTGCTAAAGCTGCGGCTGAAAAGGGTGACGAGTTCACTGTAACATTGACCTGTACTGTTAAACTTGTGGTCGATGATAGCGGCTTAGAAGACATTAAGTTCGGTTAACATACTGCCTATGCCTCTTGGTATAGGCATTCTTTTTGAGGACTAACTCTATGATGAAACTAGCTAATAACGCAGATGTACCATGTATATCTATACGCTTCAAGCACGATGGAGGCAACAGCTATTCTCATGCAACCTTCAGTGAAACCGCAGTAAGAATATTTGATAAGAAGTACCCTAACCGCACCCATGTTGATGTATATGTGGACGTAGAAGCCATGTCTATTGGCCTCAAAATCAAGTCTGGTAACAAAGTAGCCAAGCATGATAAGAATGTATCCACTACCAAAGCAATGCGCTTACTTGATGTACAAGTAGCTGTAATGAACATCGAACTTGTATACAACAAAGAAGATGATATGTTTATAGCTCATATAGGATAATTACAATGCCAAACTTAAACCAACTAAAAGAACTACAACTAAGTATCGAAAAGTCGTGTGACCCAGCTACCATCAAGCGTACTCTACGTAACATGGTTAAGGAGCACATGACTGATGCTGTTGACGCTGGTGAGGAATATCTCACCACATTCATTAACCACAATCAGTATTGGGAAGGTAAAAATGAAAGGCTTGCTGCTCTTAGCCCTACTGTCTGTCTACGCTCCGTTGCTATTGATATTCTGGCTGCAATCGTTACAGTAGAACATCCACAACAAATACAGAACATTGCTGCTCAAATTGGCTCACGTCTCATGTATGCTGATAAGATTGATGGCATCAAGACTGCTGCTGAAATGATTGGTGTATTGGCTCACACTGGAGTATATGAATTCATCTATCCTCAAGACAGTGAGACCGGTTCAATCTTAATCAAGAATCTATATGAGGTGTCCGATGAAACCAAGGACATTATCAACCGTGCCATGTACTTACCACCTATGCTAGTTAAACCATTGCCACTCACTGATAACAACTCAAGTGGGTATCTAAACACTCAAAAGTCCATCTTGTTGGGCAAAGGTAGTCACCATGAGTTCAAACTCCCTCTTGCTGTATTGCAAACTGAGAACAGCATTCCTTTTAGTCTCGATAGTCGTATGCTGGCTTTCCCAGAGACTCCTAAAAAGCCTTTCGACTCAGGTGAAAAATATGAAGCAACGCCTGATTGGGCTAAGGCTGCGTATGTCGAAAGAAAAGCTCAAGCCTTTAGTGAAATGTGCAGAGTATCCACTGAAGTTTATACTATGCTTCTTGACGCTGGTAATTGCTTTTATCTTACTAACCGCGTTGATGAACGTATTAGAGCATACACTCAAGGCTATCATGTAAACCATCAAGGCTCAGCATATAAACGTGGTGCTATCGTACTGAATGAAATGGAACTAATCACTTGTTAAGACTACTGTGGGAACTAGACTGGTTAGCCAAACACGGCCAGTTCCCTGATACACCTCGACTAGTACACTTGCGCTACCTGCGCACACTTAAAGCCAAACTAAAGGAAGAACCACATGCAAACATTTACTGGAATCCAATACGTAAAGATTGATATCGCAAACAACATGGGTGTAACTGCTCAGTATCCGGGAGGTCTGGATAAGGCCTTATGGCAAGACCGCATTGACTGGGTTGATGACAACATTGAATCACTTGAGAACATGATGTATGACGCTGATGAACCAATCCTATTCATCAAGGCTGTATATGCATTACGTGACTGCCAAGAAGGTAAGCCATCTGGTCATCTAATGGGACTGGATGCTACTGCGTCTGGCCCACAGATGTTGGCCTGTATGACTGGTTGTCATGCCACTGCTAAGTTAGTTAACCTTATTGATACAGGTGAACGCTCAGACTTATACCTTAAGATGTCAATCCAAATGGGCTTAGGAATCACCCGTAAGATAATCAAGAACCCTATCATGGTTACCTTCTATAACTCTAAAGCTGAACCTAAAAAGGTATTCGGTGATGATACTCCTGAATACTTACGCTTCATGGATACTATGGAGAAGGAGCTGCTGGGAGCTATGCTTGGTATGCGTATCATTAACAACTTTTGGGATACTACTGTAGACGCACAGCACTGGACTCAGCTTGATGGTATGGCCTGTCACGTTAAAGTTAAGACTCAACAGAAGGCTATCATTGAAGTTGAAGAGATTGGTTCATCATTCACCTATGTATGGGATGAAGTGGGAGCCAGTGATAACGGTATCTCATTGCCTGCTAATATGACTCAATCATTCGATGGTCTGGTTGTACGTGAGATGAAAGCTCGTTGTAACTACAACCTAATAGATGTGCGCCTTAAGCATGCTGCTATGACATACGAGTTAGACCAACGTACTGATACTCCTATCGTACCAAGAGAACCTGAAATGATTTGTATGCCTCACATTCATGACATGAAGCTAACTGATATCAAACTAGTGAATACATTTGACTTAACCCGTATGGTTGCGCGTCTTAACCTTATGTTAGACAAGAAACCATTTGCAGTAGTTACTGTGCATGATGAGTTCAAAGCTCACCCTAACAACATGAACGAAGTACGCTACAACTATAAAGAAATCATGGCTGAAATCGCAGCCTGCCCTGCATTAACACGCGTGTTAGGAAGCATGCAAGAATGTGACTTGTTCGAGAAGTTAAGCTATGACCTACCACAACTAATCAGAGAGAGTGAATATGCCCTTAGCTAATACAGAGGCATTGAAGACACTGGATGAGGCAATGCAGTACCTGCTTAGTGTAGGTACTCTACGCATCTCCCATGCCCAATCATTTGACTTAACTATGACTATGAACAAACTACATAAACTCCGCCTAATACTTAATGAGGAACGTAAGAATGATAAAGCATGACGATATTGAAAATATGAGCCAACGTGCCCTGATGGAATTCATAGCACATGAGCTAATAGACCAGCGCCCTAAAGAGAAGCAGGCTAACAAGTATCGTTGTCCTGACTGTGCTGCTGAAACTGTAGAACCTTATGGGGACTACTGCCCTGAGTGCGGTAGCAACGAATGCCACATAGAACTAACTGATACTCCTCCACCAATGTAAGGACGCCCATGCAAGCTAACCACATAGTAAGACGCCGTGATGCAATACGTGACCCAATACTAATAACTCAGATTAAGGAAGACTGGGCTGCTATACAGCACACTATCCGTACTCGTATGGAAAAGGGAATGGACATGCGTATAAGCAATGATTACCTAAATCCTCATACAGTTAAGTGCTTACGTCTATCTGGCTTCATCGTTGACTTCAGCGACCATGAGCCATTACATTCATTCAACCTACAGAACTCAAGACCTATACCTATTCACCGTAAACTATACAAGTTGTTACCTTACTAGAATACTGCATCATTCCTTCGGGAGTGGTGCCTTATTTTTTAAGAGATTTAGAGCAATGAACTCGTAAACTCGTACTCTTTTAAGTGATAGTGCTAAGTTCATGAACGCTATACCTTTTATTGCTTAATATACTTATATAGAGGTAGCCAACTGCGTTGGTCACACCCAATAGTACTTTTTAGTACCAAACCTTGAACCTAAATTAGGGAAAGAGGGACTTTAGGGATATAGATAGGCTATATCCTAACTTACCGGAGAATGTGTATGGAACGTGACTTTTATAACGAAGTTCGACAGCTTATTGAAGAGTGGACAGAACTTGGTAACCAGACAGTAGATAGTATTCGTAACGATGTTACAGATATTATTGATGTTATCGAAGATGAAATAGACGAGTAGCCAGCTCCGCTGGTATTGTGCATATTGGTGTATGTAAATAACTAACATATCTTCTATAGAAGAAGGTGTAACTTCTTCCTACAACTAACTGGTGGCTGCTTATGCATTAGAGTAACGGGCTACACTCCGTAGTAAGTGCATTAAGAACTGGTGCGAGACGTACCAAAATCGTTGTGCTCAACGCTAACGCTGAAGAAGCGAATCTACTGAGTCTACTATGAACCGGTGAAACACCCTGCATAAGATAGACTATTAACAACTGAAGGCTATAGTGGCCTAAGCTCTTGGCGATGCCTTATACGAGCAAAATAACCAATACTCACCACATATCACAAGAGTTGGAAATGGGGATATACTAATTATGAAAGGTCGTTTTGTATTGCACTACTGCTCTTACGGGGAGCAAGTACGTTTCGGCAATCTATCCGAAGACCGCTTTGGTACACTTGGCTCAATCATCAACTGTGTACGTGAGGATAATCGTACACCGGTACTCATTGCACATGATGTTGTTGAGCATACTATCGCACACCGAACCAATGTAGGTATCACCTATGAAGACGAGATGCAGGCCATAGGAGCTATCCAGGCTGTACGTAACAATGAAGGCTTCGACTTATGGAGCGAATTGTTATCTCAAGCAGCGGACGTTTGCCGTGACCTCAAACCCATCTCTAAGATAGCCTTACAACATCTCATTAATATAGATGAACTTGATGCCAATATTATGCGTCACCTTATTGACTATGGTATTGAACCATCACAAGCACGTATTGCCATGCATCACTTTTGCTTAGGCTATGTACGTAAATCCAAACAGTTCAAAGGGTGTGCTTATACATCCTCTAACGCTTTCAAGTTTGTAGAGCGTGCTGCTAAAGAGGCACTAAAAATGTTGTACCATGAAGATGGTTATTGCTCAGGTATAGCAGTCTACTTTGATACTGCACTAAACATAACTCGCTTCCAGATGAAGAGAGCATAAGCAGCCTCCGGCTGTAATATGTATATTGCTCACTGCAGTCAGGTTAGAATGGTGCGGAAAGAGTCATTAAATCTCATACATAGGATTGCAGTGTTACCTCATAACTGTGTATGGGAATCTTTCAACAATATACTTATATGAGTGTTCGGATTGAAGTAAAAGGTGTGGTTCCCTGACTGCTTCAATATTCATGGTTTGGTAATCGTAGCCGAACACTCTTATAAGTGTATTAACTAATTCCGTAGGTGGAATATCGGTGAGGTAATCAGTCCTCTGTAATATCCTAGCACCCCGTGAACTGTATACATTAAACGCGGGGAGTTATTCCTACAAAGAATCCAGCCTACCACTTTGTGTGATTTTTTATACAATGTTGCACACAAGTCCTGTGGCTTATTGAGGGCCATTGCCGTACCCAAGAAGATAGAACACGGCTCAGTATTTCGTCTTACGTCCGCCCCACTAGAGAAGTAGGTAGCTCCTACCTTGTTGACAGTGGTATAAGGAATCCGGCACTTCTGAAACATACACCTTTGGTCTGAGTCATGACGACGAGCATTGGGGTAAGTAGGTTGTGAAGAGGTTCGAATCCTCCGTAAGGCACCCAAACAATGTACCGCTCTAACTTGGTCGCAAGCCAGTGGAGAGTCACCCGTTCGAATCGGGAGCGGTACTGCAAATATCTGACTCACACGTTTATCCTCCCCATTAAGGCGGTTACAGTGAGTCGGACGTCGAACTATGGCCCCATTAGAATTGTTATACATTAATGTGCATTAATTTAACAGTCAGGGGCCACCTCTTTTAATCTAACTAACTGAAGGTAATAACATGAGAATAGCATTTTTTATAGTGCGCTTATGCGTACTAGTGTTCCTGGCGTACTCTATGTACCTTGGCTTACCTCTTAACCCTGATGCAATCCTTGGCTTGCAAATCTACGTAGGTGTGCTAATAGCCATCACTGCGGTAGCATCTTTAGCCATTGCTGATGATAGTAAAATCATTTTACTTAAAAAGGAATCCACAGTAGCTGAGTTCAAAGTATCTATTAATCGTATGGCTGGTTTAGCTATGGTTCCATCATGGCAGTTGGTTAGTGCTCCTATACTATTTGCATGCCTATTGGCAGGTAACGGGCTAATGGCTCTTGGTGCAATTATGTTAGCAACAATCCCACTGTTATTCATCTATCGTCAACGTGCGATTACAACCATCCTACTTGGAAAGAGGGTACACGAATAATGTCATATGCAAACTTACTAATAGCTAACGCTAATCCTGATTTTAAATTCATCCTTGTTCGCTTCACAAACGACGATGGCAACAAAAGTAAACCATACATGTACAAGACTCTGCTTGATGTAGAAGTCGGTCAGCAAGTAGTGGTGGACTCTCCAACGGGTGTTGCAATCGTAGAAGTATTTGAAGTTACCCCTGCAATCGAATGTGACCACGAAGCAGCCTTCCGTATTAAATGGATAGTTTCAGTGGTTGACCGTGCTCACTATAACGACTGTGTTGAGATGGAAAAAGTCGTCTTAGGCAAAGTCAATAAAATGCAGGCCAAGAAAAAGCAACAAGCGCTTCTCGTCGAAATGGAAGAAACTTTCGGTAAAGACGAGATTGGCCTACTTACTACAACAATTTTAACCAGTGCTGCAAAGCCTGATTCCCAGGAGTTCTAATGCGATTAGTCATAGGTGTAATGTTGATGTTCTCATCAATGTACGTTAGTGCTGGCTTACTTAGTGAGCCAGATAAACAGCTCCACGTTAAAGCATCTATTGGCGCTGCATCATTCTTCTACATGATTAACACTTATAGTGGTCGCTCACATTGGGAGACTGCTGCAGAGTGTATGGCCGTAGGTATCGGTAAAGAAATTTACGATGAGATATCTTACGGTGGTTTTGATACTCGTGACCTGGCTGCAGATGCAGTCGGTTGTGCAATAGGCGTACTGTTAGCTGATTCCGCTTGGAAGATAGCTGCAAGCAGTACAGAAGTAGGCATTTCATATGAGTGGAAATTCTAATGAATAGTTTAAAGAAAATTGGAACCATCTTCGGTATCTATGCAGGTTGCTTATTAGCAGCTTGGGTATCGGTGAAGGTCTGGCAGTTTTAGCCAACTTCGTTGGTTAATTGGCTCCTCGCGTGTAAGATTCATAAGTTCCTATTTCGGTAGGCGGATGGCCCTTGGAGTAACAGTGGTTTGAGTCACACACCACTTTAAAATAAGTGTAAGAGAGCGCAACCTCTCAAACTATCTCTGAGAAGATAGCCCAGTCTCTTTCACAGGGCTGGATTAGGAAAACTAAGACAAATTCAATAGGTAGCTAAAGCGGGGCAAGAGTGCAGCCCTTCAATAGGTATAACAGACTATGTTCGAGAGTCCTGATAAGGATAGTCCGCTATGATACATGATGAAGATGCACTCAGATTCAGAGCGTTATAGTAGATAATCGCGGTCTTTAAATAGTAAATTCTCACCAAATTTAGGAGGTATCAAGCGAAATTGGTATCGTCATGGATTGCTAATTCATTCACTCGAAAGGGTGTGCAGGTTCAAGTCCTGCTACCTCCGCCACTAATTATGGGACGGCGCTACTTTATAGAGCGCGCTACTATCGTAGGCTTTCCCGTAATCCGAACAATGTCGGTGCTTGGTGCAAAGGAAACTAGCATTGGGGTTTAATTCCCCAACAGATGATTAGTGTGTAGTTGCAACTATCCACATAGGCCTAATTAACCTTAACGGCATGTGACTGATGTCCTAGTCTCTAACAGGGGTTCGATTCCCCTGGCCGTCCCTAACAATGCCGAGTTGCGTCATAATCTAGTTCCCCAACCACGCTGAAAAGTTGGAACGCTGGGCACCAATTCACTCAATCACCCGTAAGGAGGCATCATGAACTTTAAAAATACAGTGCATAAATGCTACGTAGATATGTACCGACAAGAGATGCTAATAGTCTTTAGTCATGGCGCATTCGAGAAAGCCACTGGATTAAAATTACCAGACGGCGCAGGTGGTTGTGTACATTATAACGGTAAGTCACCGTTCATCACCCTATGGGTAGAAATGGACGAAGATGGCTTATGTAGTATTCCTGATATGACACATGAAGTCTTTCATGCTTGTGACATCATCGCTGACAACGTGGGCCTAGTGCTCTCAGAACGCACAGGTAATGAGCATTTTGCTTACCTTACCGGTTGGGTTATGGAAGCGGTTATGCTTGCTCAAGCTTACGAGAAACAGCTTCGTGGGTTAACTAAACCAAGAGATACTGAAGAGGTTGAGGCTGCATTACCTACCTTGAAGTTTGATGAACTCCGTAAACTACAGGCTGAAGCCTTAGAGGAAGAAGAGTATGACGATGAAGTCGATATCCCAAACATTCGTAGTCGGAAAGCGCTACAAGTTCGTAGAGGGCGCAGAGCTTCCCTACAACATAGTATTTGATAACAAAGATAATTCATTCTTGTGTGCAGACGTTAGTTGCAAAAACGCCATGTCAGAAGAGTGTACCTACAACGGCAGTACTGCATTAGACGGCTCAGGCTGGATGGTTGCAGAACCTAATGACTTAGTCACAGGTAATGTCGTTGAAGTACCAGATTAGTTCACTTACAGCGTCCTAATAAGAGGCAAAGCAGACCTCTCTAAAAACCTAGTACTTGAAGCTGTATACAAGCAGCTCACCAACGATGTGAGTGGTAATGAGTTAAGTGGGGCTAGTGTGTATGCCTCCGCAAAGAGTAGCTACTTCAATGTTACGCTGTATGAATCTACGCAGCCGTCTTACCCCCGTCACCAGGTAACTCAATAAGCCCATTAGTTCAGAAAGCCAGCATAAGCACTGGCGAGTATCGCTATCAGGATAGCTTAGTCCATGTGAAGCTTTGGATACCTAAGCAAAGTCCAATGGCGCTAGTGGTTTTATTGAGGGCGATTTTTCAACAGGTTTTGAACTTCTCCGATGACAAAAACCGTAGTATTGCTGCTGTTATCCTCAGAAACTTAATTAGTATTGGATTCCGCTGGAAGTGCGACAAAACCCCGTCCCAGAACTAGACGTAAACAGTTGACAGCCCTAGCTCACGGGTGCCTTATATAAAGAAAGTGGGCAAACTCAATGGCTCTATGAGTATAAACGAGTCACCAATTAACTATGAGGTGATTTATGAAAGCAGGCATGATATTTCGATTAGCGTCGTTTTGGGTAGGCGTTCATTGGTCACCTTATAACAAACGTATTTGTTTCAATCCGCTACCTTGTGTAACCATATGGGTAACTTTCAAAGGCGGCAACACACCCGAGGAATATGCAGGATGAATATATTTGAATTCTATGGTTTGCCAGCAGACCATCGTAAAGAGAAGAAGATTTACCAACTGGTGAAGAACTTCGAAGATGTTAATCCATTAGTAGAGCAAGGTATTCTTCACAAGAAAGTATCTTGGCCTATGTTTGGTCAGTTAAAAGAAGACGGTGTATTTTGTGCCGTGGCTGTACGTGACGATGGCGAGGTGAGACTCTTTAATCGTACCGGTAAACTTATGCCAAATACGCATCATGTAGCTGAGAGCTACTTCCAGGCCCAAATAGAACCAGGCTTATACTTCGGTGAGATACTTAGTACTCATGAATGTTCGCTTGAAGAACTTGGTGGCTGTATTAATCCTCTTCGTGTTAAACCATTACGAGTCAAAGTAGATAAGAAGGATGGTTCCATTTGTGACCAACCGGCTATTGCTGCAGGACTCTACATCTCACACTTTGATGCTATTACTGTCAATGAGTTCATAGAAGGATTCAGTGCTACTAATTATGCTGACCGTCATTCCGACTTGATTGATGCGTTCGATGGTGCTTACTTTAAAATATTACCTTATGTTGTTATCAACAACTGGGTGGAAGCTCAAGACTTTGCCGAACAGCATATCAATGCAGGTAAAGAAGGTGCAGTGTTTAAGCAGAACGTAGGTTACCTATGTGGCGCTAAAGATTGGCATCAAATGAAAATTGTTCGGGGTATGCATGTTGACTTGGAATGTATCTCATTCGAAGAAGGTACTGGAAAGTATAAGGGCTTAGTTGCTAATCTATACTTCCGATACGCCAACGGTGTAGAACTGAAAGCCATGCCGGGTAAAGGATGGACTCATGATTCATGTGAGGCTCTATACCAAGCAGGTATTAATAACACAGCAGATAGCCCTATCGGTAAGATTTACCATGTAGCAGGCTTACAACCCTCATCTAAGAATGGCTTGATTCGTATTCCCAAAGTACGGGAAGAGCGTCAGGACAAATCTGAACCAGACTTTTTAGGAGTCAGTATGGAATTACAAGAATTATTCTCAACAGTTGTGAACCATCTACGTAAGCAAGGTAAACCAGCTCAAGACGATGAAGGCCAATGTGTCTATCGTAATGATGAAGGCTGCATGTGTGCAGTAGGCGTACTAATAAAAGAAGACGTGTACTCTGACGAGATTGAAGGAAACAGCCTGTTTAATCACGGTGTACAAGAGGCTCTACGTAAATCGGATATACCTATCGAGTATGACGATTGCACTTATAAAATGCTACGTGAACTACAACTGTCTCATGATGGTTGTACTGGTGAAGTTGTGCAATGGCGTGAAAGCCAAGACCGTCATTGGAAGCAGATAGCAGATGACTTTGGTTTAACTGTACCGGAGGGTGTATGGCCCAAGTAACAGATGACGACATCCAAATCATGCTTGATGTATTCTCAGGTGCTGATGGCGGAGGCAAGTTCGTACTGTTCCGTGCCCGTTATCAGGACATTGTAGCTGAGGCCGAATTAGGCAGTCCTGAATCTAAAAAAATCGTAGAAGTATTCACACGCGCTACCAAACTGGTAGAACTATTAAGCGGTCCAATACCGGGAGAAGACAATGGAATTTCGTAAAAATAAAGCAGTAACAGTTGAAGGCTTTGATGAAGTACGTTCAACACCTGAAGAATTATCACAGCGTAGCCCTGCGGTTAAACGTATGTTGCGTAAGCACAAGGCCGATGCTCAGTTTAAAGGTCGTGCAAAAATTAGCATGTTATTTGCCCGTGTTGGCATCTACTTGCATATCTAATCCTCCAGGATGGGTTACCTTTAGCTCTTATAAAGGCAGAGTAAGACCAATTGTAAGAACGGCCATATTACCCTTCATATGTTATGTAAGGGAACTAATTATGGGATAGCAACGCGAGAACATCGTAGTTTGGGCAGAAGTCGACTAAGGTGGTTCGATTCCACCCTATCCCCCAGTAACTAGCAGACGCGGCACGAAGTAGATGGCAACATTCGAACCTAGACGTAAAGAAGCTAAGACCCGTAGGCAATACGTACCTCCCGACTAGTCCCCGTTAAGGACTACCAAACAATAGCAATGTAGCTCAGTAGGGAGAGCGTCCGCTTCATACGCGGAAGGTCGCTGGTTCAACCCCAGTCATTGCTACCAGTTACTTACTTAAGGCCCTAGTAACCTTATGGCGAATCAAGCCCGTCTAGTAGTAAACGCAGGTATGGGTCCATCCCGTTAGGCTCACGATACGAGTCACCAAATTCACGGAGTGTAGCTCAAATACGATACCTCAAAGAGCAGGCCTTTAATTGCCTACGTGCGGGAGAGTACCCCGTCACTCCGACCAGTTTAGACTTGGGCAGGCTTGCAAGAGCGGCTTGCAGATAACACGTAAGCATCCTTACGTACCTGTTCCCAAGCTAATATTATGGCTCGGTAATTCCAGTAAAGCGCGACTGGACGTATCCTAATAGGATACCTGAGCCGCAACTCAGGACGTAACCTCAGCACGTAATGGTGGTGGTTACACCTGACAAGGGAGTTCGCTACCCTCGTACCAGTTCCTCTCACCTCTGGTTTATCAAAGGGTGTTGAACAAATTTTAACTAGCCCGTGAATAGGTGGAACCGTATGTCCAACACGGGGAGTTTTAGATGCCAGTTTTCTACTATGCTTCTGGCTTATCAAAAAGCAATTCTATGCAGGATTACTCAAGTGGAAAGAGGGTTGATTGCAAATCATCTAAGCGGGAGTTCGATTCTCCCATCCTGCTCCAAACATTCACTACCAAAAGGGTTCATTATGAACTTAGTACAGCAAGTAGAAACATTGGCGCAGAAGTCAACAGTATCTAACAAGCCGCATGAAGCGTTAGAGTTGGCCCAAGCAGCATTAGCCTTAGCACAGGCGCAGTCTCTAATCACTGCTAATCCCCCACGGGAAGAAGTAGAGATTAAGGCTAAGTCTAAAACCAAACCGAAGAAGACCATTACTGGTCCTGAATAGAATTCACCATCGTCAGCACTGTTAGTCCCTTCGTGGCATGTCATTTGGTCAATAGTCCCAGTTGACGGACTTTAAGATTAATCAATAGAATTAGGTGTGAATCCTAGTCGCCTGCCCAGGCGTAAAATGGGCATATTTTATATACTTTTAGAGGAATGCATTATGACATTACGTAAAGCAATTGTTGTTGATGTGGATGACACTATCTTGGACTTTGGTTCGAGGGTTCGTGAATTCTTCAATCATCATCACGGTAAATCAATCACGGGTAAATCACTGGACTGGGACCTGTGTGAATGGCTCGACATTGAGAAGGGACAGGATAGAGAAGTACTAGAAGCTTTCATGGGAAGCTGGCAGTGTGGCGCTCTTGATGGACTCCCAGGAGCACGTCGAGTGTTAACCAAGTTAGTTCAGCAGGGATATGACATATTCTGTGTAACCGCGTGTGGCTTAGACCCTCAGGTACATGCACTACGCAAGGCTAACTTATACCATGTGTTCGGTGACATCTTTGAAGAGATTAAGTTCGTTGGGTTTAATGAATCCAAGGTGACTGCTATTCAAGAGATAGCCATGACACATACCATTGACTTATTCGTTGATGATAAGTACCAGAATATCTCTGATGTAATGGATGCAGGGTACGACAGCTGTATCTTACTTAAACAACCACATAACCGTCCGTACCGCCAAGAAGCCATATGTGCTCATGACTGGTATGAAATCTCTGCCATGTTGCAGGACTGGAATCACACTCAATGGAGCATCCGTTAATGACTACAATATACAAACTCTATACTCATAAACTACATAGCAAGTATGCGCTGTGTAGTGGCACTAATTCATGGTACTTCACAGAAGATGACCCAATGCCTACTATTGATGAAATGCGTAACAAGGCATTAACCAAAGGCTTCCCTTATGCGGTAGGAGGCAATAACTTGGACTTGAAGGAAATTAACTGGCAATTCGTTAGTAAGGTACAACTTGAAGGTGCAGTAACTAACGTACACAACATGTCTAATGCTGAGAAAGCTCAGTACTATGGCAACCTAGCCGACTTGGATAAAATACGTCAGCAGAACTTTGAAGAAGACAAGGCTAGATTCTTTGCTACGGAGCAAACTATGCCTATTGACTTGGGGAAAGCCAAGGAAGTTAACGCTAGGATATCTAAGCTTATAGACCAAGGCGCTAAAGTCGCTGTGCAAGACTCCATCAACAAAGTACATGAGCAAGGTATAGACAATTGGCTAGTCAATGCAGAAGACCGTAAGAAGTTCTTCGAGAAGTCTAAGTTGGATAGTGTCGGAATATTTAACCAAGCCGTTGATGCTGTTAAAGAAGCCAATCAACAGGTCATAGCTAAATGCTGCGGCGACATTGAGGGTAAAACTGAAACTGATACTCTTGGTAAGGAATGTATCTTTGGTCCAGGAGCCCCAATAGTGCTTAACAAGATTAAGCCTGAATGTGATAAAGGTGAGGTTAAGTCAGATGGAGGAAGCTCGTCTTACTATCAACTAGAAGTGTTGGTTCCAGCAGCTAACTGTATAACTGTTACGCCTCAGGTTATCAAGGTTCAATTTGAAACTGGTGATGTAATCAAAGCACTGGTTGATAATGACTTCGACTTGGGAAATGTACTTAAAGCCATGCGTCGTGTTCACTTAGCCGCTCAAGGTAAAGGCAAAGAAGGCACATCTATTGAGTATGATATGAAGAAGATTGAGTACTTCATTAAGAAATGGTATGACAATTATCAATTGGAGCAACTATGATTACCTTAGGCGAGATAGGAGTAAAACTCATGGGGTATGCTGAAGAGCATGACTTCGAAGTGGGAGAAGACGAATGATTATATTATACAGCATGGCTATAGCTATATTAGTAGTAATAGTCATAGGGCAGCGATGCTTTATAAACAACTTACGCTCAGAAGCAGAAGTTAATGAGAGCACCATTAAGATGTGGCGGGATAAGTACTCCGCTGTAAGCGAAGTGTCTACTATGCGTTGGGATAGAATAGTCAACTTGCAGGACCACTGCAAACACCTCAATTTACTTCTTATTAAAAACAGAGCGCTCTTAATGCGTATCAGGAGAAAGAAATGACGGCATTTGCAGTAACAGCGTTAGTGTTATTCTTAGTGACATTAATGTACAAAAATAAGTAGTAGCCGACTTCGTCGGTTATACGGTCAATAACTTTAATGCGTGGTTTCCGCGCTATCGCTGAGGAGCAACCTAATGGTTCTATATATTCTAGCAGTACTGGCAGCAGCCCTTTGGATTGGTGTCATGGTATACAATAGCAAGCCACGCACAGTTTACCTATTAGCCCGAGATGGGGAAGACGCGGTCTTACAAGGCATTGAGCCTAATCCTGAAGTCACACTTGAAGTCCAGAACAATATGGTCTGTGAGCAGGCTAAAGAGGGTGTCATCGTCCTAGATATAATAGGTAAATTATTCATTGAGCGCCGTTGGGTTAAACTAGCCTTAATGTTCAAAATCAAACCAAACTACGAAAAGTATACAGGTGAGGTTCTATGAAACCACTGGTAGTTGGCACCCGAATCTGGTGTACATCCCACGGTGTATTAGATATCACCAAAGGCAAGTCTTATGCTATTGCCAGCTCGCAGGATAGAGAATTCTCAATAGTAGATGATGCTAACGAGAGAAGCGAATTCCTTTACCCATTCTTCCATGACTACTTTTCAACTGAGAAACCTATGCCTAAAAAAGACACCCCATTTGTACCTTACGCTACAGCAGACTTTATCCCAGTAACTGGCGATGAAGCTAATAAAGTAATGGCTATCTTAGCTATGATGCGCGGCCTTCCTCTTAATGTCGAAGGTAAGCCTATGGGCCGTGGGACTAACATCTGTATCAACAAAGCATACTCTCGTGCCTATGAAACTGTTCATGTGCCTTGGGCATTCATTGCTGATAATGTAAGCCAATTGGAACTCACTGAGATGGGTGCGATATACGCTATATTCGATTCAGGTGACCGCGAACGTCTACCCCTTAAATTAGATATCTCAGGCGCTAGACTACCTCAGACTATCCACCGTCCAAAGGATGAGAAAGATGGCGAATAAAAAGCAGCAGCGGATAACTAACCTTATCCAACTACGGAATACCTTAACTGGTATTCCAGAAGTAAATAACCCTCAAGGTGAGGACGGCTACCATCCAGTATCGGCAGTTAACATGGCGCTGATATTAAATCACATTGACAAAATGCTATTGAACGATGGCATCCATAAGGTATAACTATGAACGAAGACGGTAAATTTTGGGCCACTATTGCAGCTACCATAGCTACAGTCGTCCTAACCATTGTGTTAAGCACCCAGTCATTCTATAAACACCACAACAACTCCATCACTAAGATGGTTCAGCGCGGTGTATCACCAATTGAAGCAGCTTGTGCTCTTGATGATGCAATGGGCAATAACCCTACATGTGTAATTTTCGCAACTAAATCTAAATAGGAACCACTATGCCTAAAGCTAATAGTATTTCAATCGGCCAATCAGCCGAACTTGTAGAAGACTGTATTGAAGCTGGTCTAGTACCGTTAGTTCTTGGGCCACCTGGAACCGGTAAGACTGCCATGATTAATCAGGTAGCAAATCAATTCAATCTTAAACTCATTGGTCATAACCTTACGACTAGTGAACCAACAGACCTAACAGGCTTCCCTGACTTGGACTGTGAAATCAACGGTATTAAGCGTAGTACGTTTAGTCCGCCAATCCTATTCCCTCTTGAGGGTGACCCAATTCCAGAAGGCTATGATGGCTGGTTATTAAACCTGGATGAGTTGACCTCTGCAGCGCTTGAAGTACAAGTAGCCTCTCATAAGTTAATCCATGAGAAGAAGGTGGGCCAGCATAAACTACATCCTGCTTGTGCCATCGTAGCTACCGGTAATGAAATTGATGACGGTAACTTAGTAATGGATATGGGTACGGCTATGCAGTCGCGCCTATGTACACTACACGTTCATGTGGATGAGCAAGAGTTCATGAAGTATGCGGTTAAGTCTAATATGGATTATCGTCTACGTGGTTTCCTTACTTGGAAGCCAGAACTAATCCATTGCTTTGATGCTGCACATGATGATGATACCTTTGCTTGTCCTCGTACTAATGAAGCCATGAGTGACCTACTCAAACTATGGCCTACAGTATCACCGACTAAGCTACCATTGATGATAGGCACAACTGGTCCTAAACATGCTAATGCGTTATTTGGCTACTGTAAGATTTATGGCACATTGCCTAGTATTAAACAGTTGGCAGCTAATCCATTAAGCGTTCAGATTCCAACTCAGCCAGATGTCAAGTTCGCTTTGGCAACATTAATAGGTGAAGCTATCTCTGTAGATAATGCAGAAGATATGATGGAGCTGGTTAAGAAACTTCCATTAGAGTTCCAAGTGTTAGCACTTACTTCAGCAGCGCAAGTGAATCCTACCATCCAGACAGACGCCAATGTTATTGATTGGTTTGTCGCTAATGCACGGGAATTGTACTAATGAATAAAGAACAAATACAACTACTAATCACAGAACTTAAAGGCGTTTCACTCACAGCTAGCGAAGATAAAAGCGCTCAGGGTATCGACAGACTTAAGGAGCAGTACTTCATAGCCCCTTGGGAAGGTGATGAATACATCCGTGAGGCCATAGAAGAGTTAGTGGTTACTCACGTTAACCGCTTTGGTACTCCAGATGTTTAGCGGTACGCTCGATGCTTGGGAAGAGCAAGATGCCCTTGATGAAATGATGGAACAGCGTGAAGCTATGGGACGTATAGATACTCCCAAGAGTGACCGCTTACAAATCTGTATGACAGCCTCATTATTATATGTGTGCTGTGATGATGACCATCGCCTCAAAGCCACACTCGATATGCATTACAATGAAATGTATCAGCGCATGACCATGATTAATCGCATGGAAATGGGTTTATCAGCTATATAGGAGTCCTTATGGACGAAGCACTAGTTAAGAAAGCTCAGAAGGAAATGGATAAGGCGAAGTATAACCTTATCACCAAAGCTGAGCACACATTCATTATGAACATTATGTTTGCTATGCGCTTCGTCTGGACTGATGAAGTACCTACAGCAGCTACTGATGGCCGTCATATTTACACCAACCCTGACTTCTTCCTTAAGGGGAGCCAACAGTTCCAACAGTTCATCCTGATTCATGAGACATACCATGTTGTGTTTAAACATGTGTGTCGCGGTAAGGCTATGCCTCATCTGGACCAGAAGCGCATGAACTGTGCAGAAGATTACATGATTAACTTACTGATAGATGATGTTATGGGCTACCACCCTGAGGAATGCTTATTTGATGAGCAGTATCGCGGTATGTCCTCAATGGAAATCTATCACTTACTACCGGCAGACATTGAACCTCCCGGCGGGCCTGATGTACTTGCACTAGCTTTACCCGGTGAAGGTGTGGCTGACGGTGAAGGTACAGCGGGTGACCAAGTTACCCAAGAAGACATTGATGCGTTAGCAGCTAACATTGACCAGATGGTTATTGCAGCAGCTATCCAACATGAGAAGAAGACTGGTTTAGGTCCAGGTGGCACCGGTACAGGCAGTAGCTTAGAACGGTACATTGAAGCCATGACTAATCCAGCTATCAACTGGCTACCATTGGCCCGCAAGCACATGACTGCCCACATAGGCAATACGATGTCCATGCGTAAGCCTAACCGCCGTTGGTTACCTCATAAGATGATTATGGCTAGTCGCTCAGGTAAAGGAATGAATGACGTAGCGGTCTATTTAGACAGCTCTGGTTCAGTAACACCTAATGAGCTGAATGAGTACTTGGCCTTCGTCCGTCACATGCATACAAGTATTAAACCGCACACTACGCATATAGCTAGTTTCGACCACTTGTTACATCCAGGCGGTAAATACCCACGTAGCGCAAGAATACCATCCCTCACATTAGAGGGTGGAGGCGGCACTGACATCTATAACGTAATGGATGATGCAGCCGAAATCGAACCCAAGTTAGTAGTTGTATTTACTGACGGGCACTTCCATCCACCTCTGCAATCTTCTGTACCATATGACCTACTATGGATTATCTTAGATAACCCTAAGTTTACATGTCATATAGGTAAAGTTATTCATCACACAACCAAGTGAGACAACCATGTCTAAGAAACAAAAAACTCAAACTAATGCGAATGTAGTAGCAGTTGCTAACTTAGAACTTACTCCATCGGCAACCGGTGCAGCTTCAGGTGTCAAGACTCAAGGCTTGAACCAAGCTGAGTATGACCGCACTCCATTGGAAGCGCTTAACGAACGCCAGAAAGAATACATCCATGCTATTGACACTAGCCCAGTAACAATGTGTACCGGTAAACTTGGTACAGCTAAAACGTACATTCCTACTATCATTGCAGCAGATATGCTACGTGATAAGAAGATTGAACGTATTATTGTGGCGCGTCCTTGTGAAGGTAAGTCTAAGTCTACTGGCTTCTTCAAAGGCAGCAAGAACGAAAAGCTTGAAGGCTGGTGTGCTCCTGTAACCAACACTCTTAAGAAGCGCTTAGGCCGTGGCAACTACGAAGTCTACCTAGCGATGGGCAAGATTGAGTTATTAGCTCTGGAGCAGGTTAAGGGCTTAAGCCTGGATGATACGTTCCTCATCGTGGATGAAGCTGAAGATTTAGATTCACCAGTTGCAGAGTCATTGGTAACTCGTATGGGCCAACGCTCTAAACTAGTCATCGCTGGTGACATTGCACAGCAAGATATTAAATCATACTCAGGCTTGCAGTATCTGCTTGACGTGGCTCCATACTGTGTTGGATTGCAACTAGCACTCATTGACTTTGATTCGTGGGACTACAATGTACGTTCTGAAGAGTCTAAAGCATGGGGTATGGGCTTCGAAGCTTTCAAGAAAGCTAATAAGAAATGAGCACTATATCCGCAATTCAAGAGATATCGTACAGTGTGCGATTATCCCCTACCGAAGTACAAACCTTGTTTGGTATGTTAAGTAAACTGGAGGATAGCAGTATCCAGCTAACTACTAAGCAAAACGAACTACTTCATACACTCACTGGAATAATCCAGGCCCAAGTACAAGTAACAGAAGGAATAACACTTTGAAACAATTTATAACAGGTGCATGTGCAGCAGTATTGGTATTAATGGCAGCAGGTCAAGCAGCTAATGCCGCATCCAATGACCACGGTGGTAACCTAAGCGATAACGCAATTAGCGTAAGTGACGGAATCCATATTGACATGGATGACGGTACGGTATTCAGCCGTGGTCATGGCAAGTCTATTGACTTGGTAACAGGAGATGAATTGACCACAGCCCTTGACGGTCTTAATGGCACGGACGGTGTAGATGGATTAGATGGATTAGATGCTGATATGGAACAAGTAGATACTAACACAGAAGATATCGCTGCCAATGAGTATAAGCTAAAGAAAGTGAGTGGTGAGTTAGATGAATACCAGACTACTCAAGCCGGTGTTGACTATCGACAAGACCAGCGCTTAGCTCAGACCAATCGTCGTGTAGATACACTCGAATTCCAAGTACAAGACCTGTACAGCGAAATCGACCGTCTTGACCAAGGTATGGCAGCTAACGCAGCACTTGCAGCAGTTCCACTAACTTACCGTGAAGGCTTCACTATGGGTGCAGGTATTGCATCATATAATGGAACAGGTGCGGTAGCATTACGTGGCAGCTACTCTGATGGTAAATATATCCATAGTGCAGGCGTAGGCTTAAGCGGCACAATAGATAGCACAGTAGTAAGCTACGGCTTCTCAGTGAACTTCTAATATGATGCAACTCGTCCCCGAATTTGAGTATAAGGTTACAGCCATCTTATACGGGGATGGCCCAATGGTATCTGTAGTGGTGGAAGCCACTATGGATGTCCGTGCCATCCGTCAAGGCAAACGAGCCATCATGGTTGACCATCAAGTTGGTGAACTAGATGTTAGTATTGTGGAAGTAAGGAGATTATCTTATGACGCGGTCGAAAAGAAAAAATAATGAATTTTTGATGTTATATGGACAGGCGGCACCGATAGTAGCCGATAACTGTCTAGCTAAATCCCATTGGGACTTGCTATGTACAGTCGAAGGCCAAACCCGTAAGTACGCATGGTATATGCGTGGACTTAACTTAGATGTATTGCAGTTGCTTAAGAAAGCTAAGGAACAAGTAGCAAGACACTTTGGAGTGGAAACTACTCAGGTAATGCTTGAAATAGTTAAGCAACGTCCGCGCTCTGTACCACCTATCCGTAATGGTAAAAAGAGTAACTGGTAATGTATCAAATAACAGCGGTTGTTCATGGCATTAAAGAGTCCATTGAAATAGAAGCAACATCGCGTTTATTAGCAAGCAGTATCGCTAGGGCTACCCTTGCCAAAAGTAACGGGGTATGTCCTCACACCGTATTCATAACAGGAATAATAAAAATATGAACTTATCGCCCGACCAGGACTTCGCCGTAACGGAGTTCTTGAAATTCTTAATGAACCCGAACCAACCAGAAATGGTTCTTATGGCACCTCCAGGTCGCGGTAAGACATTCCTTACTAAGTACCTAATCCAGAAAGCAAGAGATATGTCTCACATGCTATCTAACTTAGGATTCGGTGATTCAGGTGTAACCATTGACGTTACGGCCACAACAAATAAAGCAGCAGAAGTCGCTGAATCAATGTTGGGCACTGAAGTCAAAACCATTCATTCCACTCTTGGCCTAATTCCTCGTATGAACTATCAGACTTGGAAAGAAGAACTGATTAAGACTCGTCGCTTTAAGGTATTGGCTCCACAGCTAATCATCATTGACGAAGCTGGCTCAGTGGGTCCAGAGTTATTCGTATTCATCCGTGTAGCCTGCAAGCACTGCAAAGTCTTGTATGTAGGTGATGATGCGCAAACAGCTCCAATTGGAGAGTACGCTTGCCCTGTATTTGAAGCAGGTATCCCAACTGTCAACCTAAGCCACAACCATCGTAATGCTGGTGCAATTGGTCAGTTAGGTGATGAGATGCGTGAGACTGTGTATCAGGCTGTCAACCTCGACCGTCTAATAAACAACAAGCGTATCTTAATTGAAAAAGATTTAATGATTCCACGTTCACTGGAAATCGAAATTGACGATGCTCGTAATGCGCTCCACTTCCCTAAGATAGTTCCCAATGGCGACACTATCATTGAAGTAGATGCTGAAGAGTTTGAAGCTATGGTGAACCATGATTACATGGAACCACACGCCTCTGAAGACCTGAAGATTCTGGCTTGGCGTAATGCTATGGTGCTTGAGTATAATACTCATGTTCGCAGCTTATTCACAATGTCAGATGTGTTGGTATCAGGCGAGTCAGTGCTCACTAACAAAGCTATTACTATTAGTGAGAAAGTGTTTGCCTCTACCGATTCGGTACTGCAAGTGCAGTCAGTTAGTGGTAATGAATCTAAAGAAGGAGTGAGCGGTAACTACGTTACTCTAACGGGAAGAGAGGGTAAACGCGCTACAGTATTCCAAGCCCATGACATGAAAGATGTTAAGGCATTACTGGATTACTATTACCGTCAACGCCTAACTCAAGAGTATACAGACGCTAAAGAACTATTCGTTGATTTACGCCCTACACACTCTTGTACCGTACATAAATCCCAGGGAAGTACCTATGGGACTGTATACCTAAATCTAAATGACATTGGCTCTTGTAGAGATGCTAATGCTGTGGCCCGTATGTTAAATACCGGCATAACCCGAGCTAAAGAAAGACTAGTAATCTTTGGCGAATTACCAGCCCACTACGGAGGCTAATTATGAAAGGCTTGGCTCCCCAAGATAAGCGTTGTATGCGTGAAACCATTGTAACCAACTTCTTTAGCTGTGTCGGTGATAAACAGGTGGAACACTTAGATAACTTTATGGAAAAGATTGATGTGTGTAACTTTAGTTACAAGGGCGTTAACTACCATAACTCATTCACTACTGGCGGTAACTTCCGTCCACTACATGAGAATCATTATGAAATGTTCGATAAGTTTTTACTCGTATATAGTACGCTTGAAATGGAAATGGCTTCCCTCAGTTCTCTTCTTACACGACTTATGCGTCCTTGCAACTCCTTAGCAGATATGAAGGCTGTCATTCCTCTATTCTTGCATCGCTATATGTGGGTGCCTGAAATTGGTAGTGAAGTACCTGAAGACCATGACAAGGTGTATTTACTTGATGTGGAAATTGCAGAGCTTCATGAACAGAATGAGAAGTTTATCAATGAAGCCAAGGTTCGTTGCATGCGTGACCAGGTATTCAGCTAATGGCTACCTATAACCCTAACCCGTCATTAGGCGGGCATGGGACTTCAGCTCATGTTGCTGCCCAGAATAAGAAGATGGAGGAGTCCTTTTGGGCTGCTTTCTCTGCTAACAAAGGTTTAGTCGTATTGACCAAGCAAGGTAAGCTAATGGTGGAAGTCATGAATGGCGGTATCCCTAAAGAATGGGGGACACCAACTAAGGTAACTAAACATTTGTTCTTTTGGGGCGCTATAAACACTAAGCTTACAGGAGTCGAGTTCTTGTTTCAGAAAGCATTAGCCAATCTACCTCCGGAAGAATACTGCGCTACTTGGACCCATAACAACGGTACTATCCGTGAGACTGTAGGCGACTGCGAGAAGTTTAGTATTAACACTGAGGCACCTGAAGAGAAGTTACCTACCTTCGAGTTCTTCGCCATGAAAGAACCGGCTAGGCAGCAGGAGAAATTCTATGCGGGTATGTGGGCGCACTCATTATACGACAAACCAATCACACCTATAATTACAGGAGATGCATGAGACATGTAACCTTTAACAATAGTGCAGGCAAATGCAACATAGCAATTGTCATAAAAGAGAAGGCCTTGGTAAAGGACGACTTGCTTAAGCACTACGTTGACCCCTTGATAACACTTGGGGTGGACAAAAACGAGATAGTGGCATTCAGCCTAGACTACAAGAACAACAAAGCACCTGCGAAACTAGTTAAAGACTATGTGCCAGTACTGTTGCGTTCACTTGATAGTCTAGGAACACAGGTAATTTACTGTGCTGATGCCACTTATTTTAAATCACTCACAGGCCTTAAACAGGCGGAAGCTCACTATGGTTATGTACTACCATGCGCTTGGGCTGGTTTTGAACACATTAATATTGTGCTTGGTACTAACTATGGCAGCGTGTTTCATAATCCCGCCAATGGCCCGAAACTGGAACATTCGTTACAAACGCTTTACTCGTATGTGGGAGGCTTCTACAAACCCCCTGGCGAAGATATCATTGAGAGTGCTCAATACCCTAAAACGCTTACGGAAATAGCAGCGTTCTTGGACTCACTACACCAGTACCCTGAAATCACTTCTGACTTTGAAGCGTTTAGCTTGAAGCATTATGAATCAGGTATTGCAACGGTTGGGTTCGCTTGGGATAAGCATAACGGTGGCGCATTCTTATGTGACTATAAAGAATACGAACAACCGCTTCCTATCTTTAATGATAAGGGTGATGAAATAGGCACCAACTACGGTAAGCAGCGTAGAAATAAAGCAGTACGTAAGTTAATCCGTGACTTCTTTGAGAAGTATGAAGGTAAGGTTATTTGGCACAACGTAGCATTTGATGCAACGATAGCGGTCGCTAACTTATGGATGACTCACATCTTGGATAGACCCGGTCTGGTTAAGGGCATGCACCACATGCTCAAGAACTTCGACTGTACTAAACTAATATCGTATCTTGCTACTAACACTTGTGCCGGTAATCACTTATCGCTCAAAGAGCAGGGCCAGATGTTTGCTGGTAACTATGCTGAAGAAGATATCAAAGATATCCGTAAGATGAAGCCAGGCCAGCTACTGGAGTACAACCTAGTGGATTGCCTTACTACTCACTTCACCCGTGAGAAGAACTATCCAATCATGGTGGCCGATGACCAAGAGCACGTCTATACCGGTATATTCAAAGAATCCATCACGACCATCATTGAGATGCAATTGACTGGTTTGCCTATTGATATGCCACGGGTACTGGAAGTGCAGACGATACTCCAGGATATCTCAGATGAAGCCAGTTCAGACATGGCAGCAGAACCTGAGCTACAGCGCTTTATTCATGAGTCTATACTTGAACGTATTGCATTGGATAATGAGCAACTTAAGACGAAGAAGCGTACTTATGCTGAAGCGGCTGAGAAGTGTAGATTCAATCCAGGCTCACCTAAGCAACTACAATCCCTCTTCTATGACTTCATGGGACTACCAGTAATTGATAAGACCGCAACTAAGCAGCCTGCCTGCGGAGCCGGTACTATTAAGAAACTGCTGAACCATGTGAAGAATCCTGCGCATAAGGTAATACTGGAAGCTATCATGGCCCACAGTAAAGTCGAGAAGATACTTAACACATTTATACCGGCATTCTTGCTGGCACAGGATGGTGGAGATGGACGTCATTACCTCTTCGGGAACTTTAATCTTGGTGGGACTGTCAGTGGCCGTCTTTCTAGCAGTGGTCCTAATATGCAAAATCTTCCCGCTTCGGGATGGATAGGCAAACTAATCAAATCATGCTTCAGTGCTCCTGATGGCTGGTTGTTTGGCGGTGCTGACTTTGCATCATTAGAAGATTACATTTCAGCGTTAACTACCCGTGACCCGAATAAACTTAAGGTTTATCTTGATGGTTATGACGGGCATTGCCTCAGGGCACATAGTTACTTTGGCTCACAAATGCCTGACATTGTTAACACAGTAGAAAGTATTAACTCCATTAAGAAACTGTACCCTGATTTACGCGCACTATCTAAAGTACCTACATTCCTATTGACCTACGATGGAACATATCATGGCCTAATGGGTACCTTGGGTATGTCAGAGATGGTTGCCCGTGGCATTGAAGACAACTACCACCGTCTGTATGCGCATTCAGATAAGTGGAAACGTGAGAAGATTAAGCAGGCTTGTGTAGATGGTTATATCACAGTTGCCTTTGGCCTTCGTGTACGTACTCCTATACTTTCTAAGACTCGTCTTGGAACCAGCAGTACTCCATATGAAGCCCAGTCTGAATCCAGAACTGCTGGTAATGCATTAGGACAAAGTTACTGCCTACTTAACTGTAGAGCGGCTAATGAGTTCTTCCGTAGAGTCCGTGCTTCTGATTACGTTAATGAAGTTAAGATTGCTGCACAGATTCATGATGCTATCTACTTAATGTGGGTAGACAGAATGGAAGTAACGCAGTGGGTTAACCAGAACCTTACTGAGTGTATGGCTTGGCAAGAACTGGAAGAACTTAAACACGATAAAGTTAAACTAAGCGCGGAGTTAGATGTATTTGCACCGCACTGGGGTAACGCTATCACCCTTAAACCAGCCGATGATATCGACACTATCTATGATAAGTGTATCGCAGGCTATGATGAATATATGGAAGCAGCATGACATTTATTGATAAATTAAAAATAGCATTTAAAGAACAGCCATTCACTATGGTTTGGCGCTGTCTATGGATATTACCGTTAACGGTTACCATACTATTAGTTATGTTAGCCCTGACAATCTTTAACCTTGGATTTGAAGAGGCGAAGGATTTGTGGGACTACTGTTACTAGGCGGTGAGGCCTAGCACCCTCATCACTCGGCAAGCCTCATTCAGGGGCTAGCCTTTCACCACCAAGTAGGAAGTATATGAGTAATTTATTAGACTACCTAGACCCGCAGTACAGTCAGTACTGCACCAGCGAACTACAAGAAGATTACCTAGCAGCATATCAAGCATCACAAGGTAATTGTGCGGCAGCAGCACGCGCTGTAGGGGCTACAACCTCTGCCATACGTAATGCTATGATTCGCATAGAAACTGCAGCTACACGCGCTGGCTATTCCCCTGACCACGACATGGTGAAGACCTGTCCCGATGGGTTCTTAGTCAAAGGTGTGTCAACACTCTATGGCAAAGACGGGGAAAAGAAAATCCAGTGGGTTAAAACCGCTATTGATGCAGAGCGCCAGAAGGAACTCATGATAGAAGCTATTGAAGCTTTCTGTGATGACATGCCGGCCATTAACTCAGTACCGACTCCCATATTCATTGATGAAGACTTGATGACCATCTACCCGTTAGGTGACCCTCATATCGGAATGATGGCATGGATGGAAGAGACCGGGGAAAACTGGGACTTGAAGGTGGCTGAGAGTAAAATGTGCGCGGTGTTCCACCGTCTCGTTAAGGCTGCGCCTCCTTCGGCTAAGGCCGTAATTGTGAACCTTGGTGACTTCTTCCATGCAGATAATATGGAAGGTACTACTTCCCGTAGTGGGCACTCACTTGATATGGATGGGCGTTACGCTAAGATGATTCGAGTCGGTGTTAAGATTATCCGTCAGATGATTGACAGCGCATTGGCCCACCATGCAGAAGTAGAAGTAATCAACGCCGTTGGTAATCATGATGATACCGGTTCCCTGTTCCTCTCAGTATGTTTACAGAACATATATGAGAATGAGCCGCGTGTAACCATCAATGCTAATCCAACTCCGTTCCACTACTTTAACTGGGGTTCATCTATGTTCGGTGTACATCACGGCCATACTTGTAAGGCAGACCGTTTACCTATGGTAATGGCTACTGACCAAGCAGAGTTGTGGGGTAAGACCGAGTTCCGTACATGGTTAACAGGACACATTCACCATGACACTAAAAAAGAGTACTCCGGTTGTGACGTGGAATCATTTCGAACTCTTGCGGCTAAAGATGCTTATGCGACGTGGGGGGGTTACCGAGCCCGTCAAGACAGCAAAGCAATAGTCGTACACAAATCATTTGGCGAGATTGAACGCCATACAATCAACATCAAGCAAGTAAGATAATGTTAGTGGCAGGCAACTTCGTTGCTTGTCCGAATTCTCATAATAAGGAATAGCAATGTCGCGTTATAGCAATATAGCAAATGTACCGCTATCAGTGGCGGTCTGGTTAGCTCATGATGAGTATGACCATAATCCAGATACTGAAACCATTAGTGTCACATCCTTAATTAAACCTGTCCGTGAGATAGTTTTAGCTAAGCGGGTAGTGGCCTCTGGTGAACCTGACCCAGTGGAAATCATTGGTATGGTTGCATCCTCAATGGGTACAGCTTTCCATGACTCTATTGAGAACGCATGGAACTCCGTGAAGCTAAAGGATACCTTGAAAGAATTGGGTATTGTTAAGCGAGTTCGTGACCGTATTGTCATTAACCCTACTAAGGAATATATGGAGGAGAGCCCTTCAGCTATCCCAGTCTATATGGAGCAGCGTGCCCATAAGAAAGTAGGTACTACAACAGTCTCAGGTAAGTATGACTTTGTAATGGGCGGCCGAGTTGAAGACTTTAAATCAACCAGCACATTCACTTACGTCAACAAAACCAATGATGACAAGTTTAAGCTCCAGGGTAGTTTATACCGTTGGCTTAATCCCGACATCATTACTGAAGACTTCATGGCGATTCAATACATCTTCACAGATTGGATGGCATTACGCGCCAAGACTGATGAGAAGTATCCACAGTCCCGTGTGTTGGAATACCCAATTGAACTATACTCAATTAAGCAAACCGATAACTACGTGAAAGCTCGTCTCAAACAAGTTAAAGAACTTGAAGACGTACCTGATGAACTCTTACCGGATTGCACCCCTGATGAGCTATGGCAGAAAGACCCAGTCTACAAGTATTACAAGAACCCTGCGACAGCAGCTAAAGGTGGCCGTAGTACCAAAAACTGTGAAACCCTGTTAGAAGCCAATCAAATCAAAGCTAAAAATGGTGGTGTAGGTGTGGTCAAAACCGTGTTCGGTGAAGCCAAGGCCTGTAACTATTGTAAAGCAGCGTCAATCTGTGGTCAGCGTGACCGATTAATTGAAGAGGGCATTCTTGTCACCCTCGTTTAACCCAGTAGAGAACATCTACTATAATTAAAGGTAACTTATGAAGGACTTAAAAACAGTTCCGTATAACCCTACTTCTGAAGAAATAGTAGACGTTCTTTGCCAAAAGACTCAGAACGATAATCGTGACTTCTTCCGTATCTCAGTAGCCTACTTCTTATGTAAGATGGCAGGGTGTATGCGTATTAATGTTAAGACTCATGACCGTGGAGTACTACCGGTTAACTTGTACGCTATTAACTTAGCATCATCAGGTTATGGTAAAGGTCACTCAACTAACATTATTGAAGACCACGTTATTAATCAATTTCGTGAACGATTCATGGGTGAAACTTTCGGCTTAATTGCTGAGAAAGAATTAGCCAAGTTAGCTGTTAAACGTGCAATCCAGAATGACTGTACTGAAGATGAGGCACTAGCTGCCATCAAGAAAGAGTACAACACTCAGGGCCATCAAGTGTTCTCATTTGATAGCGCAACTCCAGCAGCGATTAAACAAGTACGCCATAAGTTTCTAATGGCGGGTTGCGGTTCAATCAACATGGAAATTGATGAGATTGGTTCGAATCTCGTTGAGGGTGCAGATGCATTTAAGACAATGCTGGAACTGTACGATGTTGGTAAAATTAAGCAAAAGATTACTAAGAACACTGCCGAGAATACTCGTAGTGAGGAAATCGAAGGTCGTACCCCTACTAACTGTCTGATGTACGGAACGCCTGCTAAGCTACTTGACGGTGGCAAAGTGGAGCAAGAACTCGTCTCTATGTTAGATACCGGTTACGGTCGACGTAGCTTCTTTGGCTTTGCTAAAGACATGCCTTCTCAAAGTGTACTTACTCCTGAAGAACGCTATGACTTGTTAACCAATGGTAACACTGATGCATTCTTCCAAAGCATCTCTGATGACTTCGGTGAACTAGCAGATATTGATAACTATGGTCGTGTGTTACTCATGACTAAAGAAACCAGTATTCTAGTAATGGAGTATCAGGACTATTGTGTGGACCGTGCTCGCAAGATGGCCGACCACCAGCAGATACAACAGGCAGAGATAACTCACCGTTATTTCAAATCCCTGAAGTTAGCAGGTGCTTACGCTTTCATGGATGGGAGCCATGAAGTCACAGCAGACCATTTCTACGCAGCGGTTAGACTATCTGAGGACTCTGGAGCGGCGCTTAACGCCATTCTTACCAGAGAGCAGAACTATGTCAAGCTCGCTAAGTATGTGTGCTCTATCGACCGTGAGGTTACTCATGCTGACCTTACTGAGCAACTACCGTTCTATAAAGGTAACGCAGGCTTTAAAGCAGATATGCTGACACTAGCAATCGCTTGGGGCTATCGTAACAACAAGGTTGTGAAAAAGTCTTATGTAGATGGGATTGAGTTCCTATCAGGTGATGAACTTGGAGAGACCGACTTGGATAACATAACATTATCCTACTCTGACCATGCAGCGTATAACTACTCTGATGGCTTAGATGAAGAGTGCGCGTTCTCTGACATAGGGGAATTAACCAAGTTAGACGATATGCACTGGACTACTCATCACTTCCTTGATGACCATCGCTGCGGTGCAAACGTAATCCCAGGGTTCAATCTACTTGTCCTGGATGTAGATGAAGGTGTGGATATAGCTACAGTTCAATTACTGATGGCCGACTACACTTACCACATCTACACTACGAAACGCCACCAAACCTTTGATGCGGAAACGCAGATTCAACATGGAGATAGATTCCGTGTAGTAATCCCATTGAACTACCAGCTTAATCTAAGCGAAGAAGACTACCATGAGTTTATGGTTAACATCTCGCAAGGACTACCGTTTGCAATTGATGAAGGCACGTTCCAACGCTGCAAGAAATGGCTGACTAACGATGGTGAACAGTTCGATAACGAAGGCATGCTATTTGATGCCCTACCATTCATTCCTAAAACTACCAAGAACGAAGCGCGTCAGCAAACAGTCGTTGACCAAGCTAGTCTTAATAATATGGAACGCTGGTTCATGGGCAGTACTGGTACAGGCAATCGCAGTAACCAACTTGTTAAGTACGCACTAATGTTAGTGGATGCAGGCAAGAATGTTAATGAAGTTACTGAAACCGTATTGGACTTGAATAAGAAGCTACCTACACCAATGCCAGAAGCTGAAGTAATGGCTACTATCATTGTGTCTGCTAGTAAAGCAATCAAGAAGCGTGATATTTAATAAATGGGGCCAGCTCCGCTGGTCAAATGGTCATATTCAAAAAGGAAACACTGAATGTCTAATGACAATTTAGTTCTAATCTGCGGTACATCCGCTACAGGTAAATCAGCCTCACTGCGGCATATGGAGATGCCGGAAGGTGTCGCATATCTCAACTGTGAGAATGGCAAAAAGTTACCTTTCCGTGCTAAGTTTTTAGCAGGTGAAGATGAAAAACCCGGTATTACCATTACCGACCCACTGGACATCTTTTCGATGTTTGAGGCGGCAGAAGAAGATGACGATGTACATTCCATTGTTATTGATACTGCAACCTACATGATGGATATGTACGAAACACAGTACGTAATCAACTCAGCCAATACAATGAAGGCTTGGGGCGAATATGCCAACTTCTGGCGTGAACTCATGCAAACGTATGTAGCGAACTCCACGAAGAATGTAATTATGTTAGCGCACACTTCGGATAAATTAAATGATGAAGGTGTTGTAGTAGACCACATGGTTCAAATCAAAGGTTCTATTATGAAGATTGGCATTGAGTCATACTTCACTACAGTAGTTGCAGCCAAGAAAGTTAAAATCAAGCAATTGAAGAAATTCAAGAATGACTTGTTAAATGTCTCAGAAGCTGAAGAAGCTCTTGGGTTTAAGTACGTCTATCAAACCATGCTCACTAAAGAGACTATGATAGAACGTATCCGTGCTCCCTTTGAGATGTGGGACCAGCAAGAAACATTCATTGACAGTAACATCCAACATGTATTGGACCGCTTCGCAGACTACTACGAAGACTAAACAATACCAATTTAATACTAATCAAATTCATTAATATAAGAGAGTAATTATCATGGGTTTCGGAAACTTAGGTAAAAAAGAAAACATTAAATCACAAAAAGATGTAATTCGTACTGGCGGCAATGGCGCACTAGATTCTGGTGTAATCGCAGGCGAAATCGAAGTAGCGTACCTAACTAAATCTAAAGGGGGTGCAGCTTGCATGACCTTACACCTGAAAAATGATACAGGTGGCGTATTCAAAACTAGCCTATGGCTAACTGGCGGTGACGCTAAAGGTAATAACAACTTCTACGTCGATAAAAATGGCGATGAACAGTATCTGCCTGGCTTCGTAATTGCTGACCACATCTGTTTATTAGGTGCTGGTGAAGACCTTGGTGACCTAGTGGAAGACACGGTTACTCGTGGTATCAAAGTATATGACTTTGACGCTAAGAAAGAAGTTACAAAAGAGTTCGACGTTATCGAAGAACTTGACGGCCAACGTGTCAAGCTTGGTATCTTCAAGCAAGTTGTGGATAAGACAGTACTGGAAGGTAAGGTTTATGTACCAACGGGCGAAACTCGTGAACAGAATGAAGTTAACGTAGTGTTCTCTGATGAAGATGACCGCACGGTAATGGAAATGTTAGCGGAAGAAGACGAAGCTGGTTTCATGGAAGAATGGAACGAAGCGTATAAAGGCAAAGTCTTCAACAAGTCTAAAGGCGCTGCTAAAAACGGTAAATCTGGTGCACCTTCTGGTGACGCTGACTCTGGTGACAAAAAAGAGTCTAAGAAAAAAGCTGGTGGCATCTTCGGTAAGAAGAAATAACTAGTGCTCTTATGCCTTGGGAACAATTACCCAAGGTGTGGAAAACCAAGGCAGAGTACTTCAATTGGCTGAGAGGCCAAATGCGTAAAGCTTGGAGTCGGCATCCTATCAAGAATGAGTTTAAGCGCAAGATGCGTGTCAAAGCCCCTATGGGCAAACTGATTGATAAGAAGACCGGCTTACCCAAGATAGTTGCATGCCAAGTGTGCGTCCAGTGCGGTGAAACATACCGTGAGGGCGATACACAAGTTGACCATATTAATCCTGCCGGTGCTTTTCAAAACTGGGAGGATTGTCAAACTTGGCTTATGGGATTGATGCAAGTCAATTTCAGCTCTCTCCAAATGATGTGCATAGAGTGCCACGCCACAAAATCATACGCAGACCAATACGGTTATTCCTACGAGGAAGCCGAAGCACAGAAAGCTTGGATAGCTTGGGATAAGGAAACTGAAATAGCTGAGCAGAAAGACTTGCTTACTATGGAAGGTGCCACCAGCGTTCAAAATGCTACTGTGAGAAGGTCTGAATTCGTTCGCCTATATTTGAGTAATACATAATGAAAATAGTACAAAGCATTACCCTTGAACCATGTGACTTTGCTGAAGCAGTCACTGACTTCTTGAAGAAGAATAATATCGTCGCAGGAGTCACTGAACAGATGATTATTGACGGCCTTGATGATGACCTCAATCTAAGCATTGATACCTCTGGTGTAGCTCCTACGAAGGCTCCTGTTAAACGCCGCCGTAGAACTAAAACTCCTGAAGTAGTTGAAAAAGCCGAAGAACCCACTGATTCTGGTGAAGGCGCTGAAAAGTTAACCTTACAGCAAGAAGCCAATCAACGTAACATCGACCGCATTGCGAAAGAAGAAGCTGAAGAAAAGGCAGAAGCATTAGCTAAAGCTGAAGCTCAAGCCGGTTCAGGTGCATCTACTGTTACTGAAAAGCAGAAAGCTGTGAACATTGCTGACATGGAAGATGATGGTGGTGATGACATTACTGAAGAAGAAGAAGCTGTTATGGAAGCGCAAATTGCGTTAGACCGTCAAGCTTTGATTGATTCTCAGGATGGTGGTTCAACTGACCCTGAACCTAAAAAAGAAGAAGGTTCATTATCTAGTTCTGTACCTAAAGAAAAGAAATCAATCTTCTCTAAACGTAAGAAAGCTTAATGAAAACGCTCCTTAATTGGCTATTAGCCTTTGTAGTGGGAGCAATAGGCATAGTGATGTTCGTATTCGCTATACCTATCGCAATATTCGCGGGGTTCATACTCCTATCCGTCCTAGCCTATGGGGCAATAACTGTTGACGCCATCGAACCCCCTGACACGTAGAACATCGCCAGGGCAGTGAGCAAGATAGTACTTAGTGCGTCTGTACGTATCACCCCATTGACTAAAGATTAACGAACAAGATTCAATGTAGGTAAGTCTACAATTGACGGTACTAACGACGGAAGATTGAAGTTAGTTTTACCGTATAGATTTGCCTGCAATAGGTTTGAATCCATGATATCCGACACATCACCGAATTGGCCCTGAAGTAACACATTAGCAAGCGTGTTGCCAGGATGCTCCTTCATGATGTGGAGGATAACTTTTTGTGTACGTATAAAGAACTTAGTGAACATAACGAAACCAATGTCATTCAGATACTGGATAACCTTATGAGTCGGTAAGTCATAGTTAATAAATATATCAACAATCATATCCACAGACTGTTTAGGCGTCATACCTTTAGCTATGTTGTTCTGGTGTAAAGTAAAGCGAGCCACGAAGTCAGATAACTGAGCAGCATCACGTAGGAACTTATACGCCTTAGTTTCATGGGTCAGTAACACAACCTCAGCAGCTTTAACTAGTGGTTTAGCAGCCTTACTCGACTTCAACGGTGCAATAGCTTTATCCAATTTACCTGCTTTAGTGAACTGCTTATCAGTGTCACCTAAGTCTTCAACTATGGCAGTATATATACCTTCATCCATTAAGAACTTAACAGGGTTATTAGCAATACTCGTATTCAATTGAGCAATCTTGAATTCAAGTTCTTTTTTATTGCCACGACCGCGTTCTAAATCACGTTCAGCTTCGAACAACGCAGACTTATCTTTCAAGAAGTCTTTAGTTGAGCGTATAGCAATAGCATGGTCACGAACGATGTTCTTCATAGGTACGCCTAACGTCTTAAGCAATACCACATTAGAGCCTATGTTACCTTGGGTAACTACGATAGATTTAATAACAATAGCGTCCTTAACCGCTACCACTACTTCTTTCCATACATCCTCAATGAACTTAGCTTTAGGGTTAGCGAACATTGCCACCAACGCATTATTGAACAAACCTTCAATCTTCTTAAGGCCTTGCTCCTGCTCCACATCTACTTTTTTAAGTGACGACACAGATAGTTTACGTTGACCGAAAACCAATGTAATCATGTCACGACGAACATACATATCTTTACCACCCCAAGTAGACTTAATGCTCTCACGCATCTCATGAGGCATCATCGCGTATATTTCCTTAAGCGACTCATCAGTACTAGTTGGGCCCACTTTAGTAAACAGAGCAGGAGTCTTAGCGAAGTTCCCTAAGTAGTCCTCATGTAAAGAACTAACTACCTGTGCATTCAGCTCAGCAGACTTAACCTTATCTTGTACACTTGCAACCATGTGGCCTAACACTTGGTCGAATGAATCATCTTTACTCATAAGATTAATCTTAGTTTGCTCATTCATCATGTAGCGGAAACCAGTTAAGTTACCTTGGTTATCATGAATCTCTACTAGCATGTTAGTACCTTCATCTACACGGGTATCACCGGCCTTAAACATCTGTGCAATAACACGACCTTTACGGGCTTCAATTATACCATGGTCAGCTCGCGCATCAGCAGTAGCCTGAGTGATAGAGTTCTCGCCAAGACGGGATACATTCTGCGCAATCAAGTCAGTACCTTGAGCAGACAGACTAGTTAACGACGCAACACCTGAATCATAACGAGCTGTCAAACCATCCTTGTTCACCATCAATACTTGCGGGTTACGGTCTTGAGTAGGGTCAAGTTTATGCTTAGCAACTACTTTCCAACCAGCCTGCAATAGGTCAGCTACATCCTCTTCGTTTACAGATTGAAGAGTAACATTAGGGTCAAGGATTTCCTTAGTATGGCCCTTAACGATTAACGCTTCATTTCCAGCAAAGTTATTCTTAGCCGCGTCTTCTTTAGTGAACGCATGCTCTTGCATAGTAAAGATGATACCGTTGTCTTTAGTATCGGCGGCATACTCATTTTTGATTACTGCAGAAGCTAATGCTTTCTCAGAACCAAGTGTATAACTCATTGCATAAAGTGTAGCCAATGTATCAATAACATCTACGTTGTCACCATTCTGCGCATCTTGGTTAGCTTTATCATAGAACGCGATAGTACCAGCGTTACGTAGAGTAAGATGCTCACGGCTTGTACCAGTTGCCATAATCAAACCTAAGTTACGAGCTTGCTTCATATAGAAGTGCTTGTTGGCTCCGGTTAATTTTTTAGTAACTATATCAATCTGAGCGGTTAACTTAGCGTCATCAACAAGTAAGTCAGCAATCTCGTCCATGCCGTATTCACCAGTAATGCTAACAATATCTGTCTTAAGTAGAGCGCGTGTTATTGCATTCTTGTCATCACTAGTAAGCTCAGACTTGAACGTAGATAACAAGTGCTTAGAAACTGCTACCTGAGTCTCACGACGAGCTTGGTCAATCACTTTATTAGCATGGCGACCAAGTGTATGCATGTAACCATTAGAAGCAGTACGGCCTTTACCTTCAGTGATTAGCTGAGCAAAGAAACCATCACGTACTGAACGTGCATTGCCTCGGGCTAGTAGTAAAGCATTCTGCCATTGTTCAAATGTGAACTTAGTAGATGCTCTGCCTATACGACCTAACTGGCCTACAACTTTCTTCTTAGAGTTCTTAACAATAGGAGCAGTAGTTAGTTTCTGTAGTGGTGCTATAACCTTCTTAACTAATAGCTTAGAAGCGTCATCCAAAGTATCAGCAGCTTTGTCATACATAGTGTAAATAGCAGACTGCTTACGATGGTTAATCCCTGCAAGTTGTTCACCTAATGCACGTAGTTTAGCGTCAGCAGCCATACGGCCAGTCTGTGTAATCTGCGCAGTAAAGAAATCTAGTATACGTGTGAACAACTCTTCTAACATTTTCCAAGTAGTAGGAACCTTGAAACGCTCTGGCTTGTTTGATTCCAGTTTACCTAAGGCATTCATGAAGTTCTCATTAGTCAAACCAATTGCCATGAACTCATGTAAGTGACCGCTACGCTTAGCTGTAGTATCCGTTAAGCCTGATTTACCACCCGTCACATAAACATCTTTGTTATTGAAGATATGGTCATAGCGAGCCTGTGCAGCAGCATCTGTCTCAGAAGTACGGGTCTCACCCGGAGTAAGGAACGCTTCGAACGTCAACTCTTTACGTGCTTTCAAGAACAACTTGTTTAGTTCGCGTGCAGCCCATGAAGTACCATCAATACCGGCAGCAGTTACGCTATGCACTAGCTCATGCACATATACTTCCTGTACACTCATTTGCACCTGGTTATTCACGCCACCAACAGCAGACTCAATATAGATGCTCTGGCCTTGTACAACACCACGAGTCTCGCCTTGTTGAACATCACGTAACTTAACTGACATAGGACGTAATACTTTATTAACCATGTTAGTTAATGTCTCTTTTAATGCCCCTTGATGCGCTATAGAGGCTGTAATGTTCCCCATGTTGACCATTGCATCAAATACCTGAACGCTGTTCTCCTTGTTAACGTCATCGCTAAACTGCTCATTGAAGTTGTTAGTGTCCACTCCTTGAGAAGACGAACCACGTATGTCCTCAGAGATATTTGCAACATCGTCGTCAATAGAAGTCTCAGCAGACTCCGTAGGTACATTGAATGCCCCACCTTCTGTGTGATACTGGCTAACTACTTTGATTGAATCCGTAGTCTCATTCTTAGTAGCTATAATATCTTTTAGCTCGGTAGTTGCTGTAGCTAAGTACTCACTAACAGTACCCATCTTTTTACCAGTTAAGATTTGGTTCAACTGTTTGATGTTATCTGTCCCATCAGCCTTATCTTCATCTACTAGTATACGTATCGCTTTAGTCACTTCATTCAATACTTCTTCAGCAACAGTAAGCTCGCTCATTACTTTATGGAAGCCTTCATTAAAGTTCTGTGTACCGCTAACCGCTTCATCAATAGAGAAGGCATAAGCATCATGTACGTTAAGGCCTGAATTATTCTCAAGCTGTAGAACCATAGTAGCAGCATCAATACCGTGAATCGCAAGAATCATCGGAGCAACGCCAGCGTCCTGCCATTCATCAATAGATGAGTAACCGGTAGTAGACTTGGTGTTAGCTCCATTTTTATTAGGATTACTAGTACCGTTAATTGGACGACTGTAACGCTGTTCTTGGATGTAATCTTTATTCTCATACTGGCGTACTTTCTTAGACTTCATGGCTAGCGTTTTCTCATTGGCATTACCCGACAGTTTAGAGAAGTAGTTATTAAATACCGGCACAGAATCCATCAACGTCTGTACTAACTCAGCTTTAGAGTCAGCAGACATTGCATGCCCTAACTTAGATTCACCAAGAGCAAGTTCACGCTTATAACGGATGTTGAATGCTTCGAACATAACAGTCATTGCAGTATTAACTGAAGTACGGTTAGTGCTGAATGCATGGTACTTAGCTTCAAGGGCATTCTCTAATGCTTGTCCATAGGTCTGTGCTATGTACTGACGAATAGCTAAATCAGCATCAGGCGACATAAGAGTATTCAATTGTTCGCCTGGCTTAATCACAAACTTCTTACCAGATACAGTTTCTATTTGGGCCTGTAACTGCTTAAGAGTAACCGCATCAGCAGAAGCTAACTTAGTGTATATGTTACCAACGATGTCTTCAGCAAACGCATCCACAACACCTTTAATAGCAGCACCGTAGTTAGTAATCATTAACGGGTTCTTAGACATTGCACGGGTAATCGCAGTAGCCTTGTCAGCACCAAAGATAAGAATATCTAATGCAGCAAGTTGGGCATTATTTGAACCAGCTCTCTCAAGGTCCATATGTGTTTCCCACTCAGCAGATAAGTCATTGTAGCTATCTTTGTTGTTCGGGTTCATAGCGCGTTCACCATGAGTAGCCGCATTCTCTTCATTGTATAAACCAGTACGAGTAAGACGTACATTCATATCTGCAACATCATCTGCAGCGCCTAACTGCCATGTACCGATAGCAACACCATTAGTGATACCATCTACTTCACGGAACAGGTTGAAGTCGAACGACTCAGTATTACTAATCTTAACCAAGTTAACTAATGCATCCAGTGTGAACGCTTTCTCTCCACCCATTTTAACAGCGGCTAGTATCGCATCTTGGTACTGGTCAATCTTATCTTCGTTAACAGCACGTTTACCATTAACAGCTTTGATTGCTTTCATGGCTAACTTAATCTCAGGAGTCTTAATCAAAGCTTCATACTGAGCAAGTGATGCATCAACAGTTAGTTTATCAACAGAGATACCAAGACCTTCCGCTACAGCTAGTTTAGCTTGGATTAATAACTCAGGTTGTGCAATTGGGTCAACAGTAGTAGTCCATACATCCATACCATAAAGGTGACGATGTAACTTATCACCCTGCAGATTGATTGTATTAGAAATCATACCTAGACGTTGGTTCTTCCATACTTCATGCATCATGTAGAACTTGGTATCCAATGAACCTTGAGCCAGTAACTTAGACTGGAAGTTAGTGTTGTTTTCCACACTACGAACAATCTCATTGTTTAGGCCAACAGTACCAGCATGGTGATATTTGTGAACAGTGTTCTCAACGTCTGATTTATAACCAAGCATATCAAGTTGCATGTCTTCTGGTAGGAAGCCAAACACATTGCTCACATCACGTTTGATTGCATGTGGTCGTTCTTGGTGAGCCTTGATAATCTTCTGAACAGATTTACTAACCTTCTGGAAGTTACCTTTAATGTTCTGTACTACACTAGTAGGTACTTCGAATACTGGGCCAGTTTCTTTAGAGGCAACACCGAACGCAGTATCCAATACATTTTCAGAGTCACGAATAGAGTTAACTAGGTCGTCAATCTGTTTAGAAGGAATCTCACGTTCATTGCCATTAACCTGTGTATCTACACGAAGGAATGAAGTATACACGCGGGCATCTGTAGCAGGCTTAGTGTCACCGGCAAATACTGCAATACGAGCAGAAGGAACAGTGTGCTCTTTCAAGAAACCTTGGTCCAACATAACAGCTACAGCCATTTGACCTAATGATAAAGCCAGGTTGCCTTGAAGCTGACCGGGTGCATTCTTGTTAGCACGGATACCAGTAGCAGCAAGAATCTCTTTACCTAGGGACTCTTCAATAACATTACGTACTGAGCCTACTTTCTGTAACGTAGCCATAGCACCATCTAATAGAGGCGTGTCACTTGGTTTACCAAGAATCTTATTGATATCTTGCACTGAGTTATACACGTTGTTGTACGCTTCTGAAGTTAACCAGTTAGCAGTAACAACAGCCATAGTTGATAGTAAGTTCCCATCAAATGAACCATCTTCAGCAGCTAGTGATTGGAAGCTATCATTGAACAGGTCTACATTATTGAACTCAACGCCTGTCTTCTTATCAGTACGCTTGCCTGTAATAGGAGCGAACAACTCAAGAACACTTGCAGTGAACGTACCATTGTATTTAGCAATAACATCCATACCTTTAGACTGTGCAGGAGTTAATTGTCCAGCAACACGCTTATCATTAGCGTAGTCAGTAAAGAAGTTCTCTACTTGATGAAGAAGGTTAGCTGTATTAACTTTACCAGTGAAGTTAGCAGCAAGAGTACCATTAATACCTTTGGCTACAACATTAGCGGCAGTGTTATACTTAGGACGTAGGCCAAGCTTGTGGCTGCGCAAAGTATTATTATGAAGCTCGTTATTAACAGTAGAGCTAGTCTCAACTTCCGCTGTCCCTTCTTCGTTAACCACTTGTTCAACAATGTTTTCATCAGTAATTACCTCTTGTGATGTTTCCAAGTCAGTGACTACTTCCTCAGTTACTTCAGTTTCGGTAATGACCTCAGTACGGTCAACTACTTTAACGGCATTCTGGTCAGCAATCTTCTGAGCCAAATTAAGCATGAACTGCACGTTCTTCGGTGCAGACTGTGAAGTAAGTTTAGCAACCTTGCTAGTGAATGACTCAGTTAACTCAATACCACCCTTGGCTTCAATCGCATCAACATACTGTGCAATACGTGCAATACCAACACTTGAATCCTCTACCACTTCTGGAGTACTTTCACTCGAGACTTTCTTACCCTTTTGAGGTATGCTCTGAGGCGCCTCAATTGACTGGGCAGTAATAGTATTAGTATCAGCAACGAATTCAGTACCGGTAGCCTGTGTTACAGCGGCAGTTAATGCAGCAGCTTCATTCTGTACGTTAGTGATAAGAGGGTTCTTAGCAAGGTTAGAGTTCTTATGAATCTCGATACCATATTCAGCTTGTACACCGATAACCAATGCATCAGCAGCAGAGTCACCAGCAATCACAGCATCGTATGCTTTAGTGAAGGCAGCGGCTTTAGCAATGTGACCAGTAGCAAACTTGGTTAAACCAGCAATAGCCTTAGTAGCAGCAGCCTTGTCACCGCGAGTGTTAGCAGCATTGATAGATGCTTGATACTGTTTAATACCTAAGAAGCCTTTACCACCTACTAGAATATCGTTATCTACTTCAAGTACTGACTTAGCCTCTTCCGTAGCAGCATACTGCTCCAGTTGGACTTTCTGCTTAGGGGTTACAACATCACTGTTAGCGACTTCTAAAGCTTGAGCGGGTGTTACACGGCCCGGGCTGGTAGCCATAGAGTTGAATATACGTTGAACCGAACCATCTGATTCAGCAGTCTTCTCCGTAGCTTCAGTAATAGCTTCAACTACAGTAGCAGTTTGGGCAGGAGTCTCCACAGAGATATTAGCTAAACCTTCTTGCTGTTCTGCTAATGCATCAAGCTTGTCGAACGCAGCATTGATTTCTTTCTCATCAGTAAGTTTACTTACAGCTTCCATTCCAGCATCAATCTGCTCTTGGATGTCAGCAACTTGCTTCTGACGGCCAGCAACATCTTCAGGAGTGTTATCAGGAGTTAGTAAGAACTCAGCTTTAGCTTCAGGAGTCTTAAGGTCATCTACTGATTTTGCTGCTTTAACTTCTTTAGACTTAGCTACTTTAGCCTGGCCTGCAACATATGCTTTAGCAGCTTTAGTCGTAGCAGTTTGAGCCAAAGTCTTAACAGCAGGAACTACCTCAGTAGCTGTAGATATACCTTTACCGATACCGCCACCAATTG